TTGCATCTTTTGACCGTGATGTGAAGGAGGTGAAGCCATCTGAAATGACGGAGGCGCAGAAGGTAGCGTTTGATGCTGTATCGACCATGCTAAAGAAGGCTGGCATTCCGGTGAAGGTGGTTAGTAACGAGGATATGGAGAAGGTGGCTGAGGCGCAGGATAATCTGAATCTTGCCATGTTGCTGAATCATCCTGAGATGAGATTTAAAATCAAGACTCCGGAGGAGAAGCAGGCTGCTGAGAATGCTTATAACTTTGCCAAGGAGTTGCGACCAAACAAATGGGCGCAGTATGCCGTGGTGGATATGAGCAATCCGAATAAGATGCCGGAGTACTACCAGAAGCAGGAGCTGGCAAGAAAGGAACGTACCTACCTGAATAGGCTGATGTGGGGAAACTACAAGGTGTTCAATCTCGACAAGAGCTTTGAGGACAATGTAGCTGGGCTTACTGGCTCTTTTCCTTCTGAGTTTGACCCATATAAGATTGACGAGCAGACCAATAAGAGAAACGAGTTAAAGAAGCAGATTAAGGAGACGGAGGAGGCTTATAAATTAACTGGGCAGGAACGTGTGGAGTATCAAAATCTGTTGATGAAGGAATACATGGATGAGCATGGACTGGCTTCTGAAAACGATATTCCTGATAATGTTTGGAATGATTGCAGGAATAAATCCTTTGAAAAATATCAAAATAAGCTTGATTCCTTGTTTGCGAAATATAAGGATTTGGACAGACAGTTGAAGTCTATTGTACAGCCTGGAGTGAGATTCTTGCGCACTTATCATGGTACTGGTGCTAGCTTTTCTGAGTTTGACTTCGACCACATGGGTGAGGGTGAAGGTTCACAAGCATTTGGTTGGGGTGGCTATGTTACATCATCTAAGAAGATAGGAAAGAATTATGCTACTCTGATGGACAATGACCCTTCTAGGGCATATTATCGCATTCAGCATTCCAATGGTACAAGGTTCGCCAAGAAATATCCTACTCTAGAATCATTCCTGCATGGTGATAAGCAAATAGCCATGAATGACAAGTTCACAGAGCAGGAAAAGATTGACTACTACAATGAAATGAAGAAGTTGGCTGAGCCATACCATAATCTCTATGAGGTGGATATACCTGATGATAATGGTAGCAACTATCTGGATTGGGATAAGCCTTTGAGTAAAAAGCAGCAGGATGCCATTCGTGAAGGGTTGGAGCATCTTGGTGTAGATATTAAGAAGTTAGAAAGCAAAGGTCAGTCTTTAGAGAGAACTGGCGAAAATGTTTACAATAGTACTCTGTATATTGGGTTAACTGGAACAGAGTATGATTTGCCTGAAAAAACTAAAGGGATAAGCAAGTTCCTATCTTCTGTTGGCTTTACTGGCATTAAGTATAAGGCTGGACGTAACTTTGGTGGTGCTAAAAAGGGCGATACCAACTATGTTATCTTTGAGCCAGAGGACATGAAGATTACTGAGCATACCAAGTTCTCTATCAAGACTTATCACGGTTCCCAATCATCATTTGACCACTTTGACCACTCCTTCATGGGTAGTGGTGAGGGTGCTCAGGCTTACGGCTGGGGAACCTATGTGACCGAGGTGGAAGGTATTGCCAAGGCTTATGCTAAGCAGAATGCGGCAAAGCGGAATACTGAATACTCTTCTGCAAAGTTTGAGTATGACACAGCCAAGTCTTCTTGTAACTTCGCAAAAGGTACTTACGACTTCCGTATGCAAGATATAGACAAGTTGAATAATACACTAAAATGGGCTAAGGAACAACTTGTCAAAGCTAAGGAAAGCAATCGCAAGAATTGGATTGATGAGTTCGAGGCGAGAGTGGCTGACACAGAAAGAGCTTTGAAAGAGAACCAAGATAAGTTGCAGGATGAAAAGGCTGAAATGGGTAAGGCGAAGAAAGAAATGGATGAGGCAAAGAAACGTCTTGATGCCATTCCTGAGCCTGAGCGTAATCTTTACACCGTTGAGATTCCTGACGATACTGGTAGTAACTATATTGAATGGGACGGAAAAGCACCAGACGGATTGAAGGAGAAGGTTCTTGATAGATTGTACAATGAGCGCAGAGAGGACTTCGTGGATAAAATGCGCAAAGCAGGATTTAACGATGATCAGATTAAGGAAGAGGCTGATTACACCGTCAACAAGGAGGAAATGGCTGACACATACCTTAAGCATTCCGCTACTGGTGGTGGTCTGTATCGGGATTTGTCTTATTACTTAGGAGAACAGAAGAAAGCTAGCCTATTCCTTAAGGATATGGGGATTGATGGTGTGAAGGTTATCGCCAAGCGCAACGCTGGTGGCAACAAGGAAGGCAAGATGAACTATGTTATCTTTGATGAGAACAACGCTCAGATTATTAGTCATACTAAGTTCTCTCTCCGTTTGAAGTCTGCCATTGACGAGACAGAAACCAATCCATCTGATGCGCAGAAGGAGAGTGGCAACTATAAGAAAGGACACATCAAGTTCGGTGGCTATGATTACACAATAGAAAACCCAAAAGGTTCGACTCGCTCAGGCAAGGATGCTAATGGCAAAGAGTGGAAAGTAACCATGCACGATACCTATGGCTATATCCGTGGTAAGTTTGGTAAGGATGGCGACCATCTGGATATGTTTATTAACGACAAGGCAGACCTTGATAATTGGAATGGTGATGTGTTTGTCGTTGACCAAGTGAATCCTGATGGCTCGTTTGATGAGCATAAGGTAATGTATGGCTATGACTCCATGGATGATGCCAAAAAGTCTTATCTCGCCAACTATAGCGATGGTTGGCAAGGTCTTGGAAATATTACTGGAGTAAGTAAGGATGAGTTCGACAAGTGGCTTGATACGAGCAACCGTAAGCTAAAGCCATTTGCAGACTATGCTAAAGTAAAGTTCTCGTTTAAGGATATAAAGCCAGTAGGTGTTGGTGCTTTCGGAAATATATACAATCAGTTCCGTGGCAATGCCAAGGCTGCAATCGAGTTCTTGAAGAAGGTTCGTGGTGGAGAAGCTGTCGGTGCTCTTCATCACAAGGATATTGGTGATATTGATTTGGTTTGGGGCAAAGAAGGAACTGGACATAGTGACGGCTATGGTCTTTCTAAACTTGTGAAGTATCATCCTGAGGTTCTTGATAATTTGCAAGAGATTCTGAATGATATGCGTGTAGTTTCAAGCAGTAAGAATCGTGTAAACTTGGAAAGCGAAACCCATAAGGCTGGAGTTCGTCTTACTTGGGATGGAGAAAGAAAGTCTTGGTTGTTGACTGCATTTAAAAAGGAAACTTCGGCAAGCGACAAGAGGACAGACACTGTCGCTACTTCGTTGGAAGGTGACACCGCTCTCTCCCAAACCGAAGGTTCTGCTGCAAAGATAGACAATTCTTCTGAAACTGCCAAGGAAAATGGAGAAAAGTTTTCATTGAAGGATGATGAATATCTTAAAGCGGTGGAAAATGGCGACATGGAAAAGGCTCAGAAAATGGTGAATGAAGCTGCCGAGGCTGCTGGCTATTCTACCGATTCCAGCTATCAGGGCACTTCTGCCTTCAATGGTTCTGCACCTTGGGGCAATGGCTACTTCTTGACCAAGGAAGAGCGCAAGGAGGCGTGGGATAATGAAGAATATGACGGAGACCAAACTTTGGGTGATTATATCCATCGTGGTATAGATGCGATGAATCTCGATTTCATAGCATTAGACCCTCGTAATTATCGTGCAGCTGACCCTATGCGCAAGGAGGCTATTGATAACGTGCGTAACGCTATCCAGAAGAAGAGTGAGACTATTACCATGTATAGAAGTGTTCCTTCTGATGTTAAGGAAGGTTCTTTCAGAAATGGTGATTGGGTTACTCCAAGTCGTGCTTATGCGGTTGATAATGCTAAGGTTCATGGTTGGGGTGATAACTTCAATATTATTGAACAGAAAGTTCCTGTTGATGAAATATGGTGGGATGGTAACGATATAGCTGAATGGGGCTATGGTCGTGAGGAAGACTATGTTAATGACACAGATTTCGCATATAAGAACACCAAGAACAACCGAAAGTTGCTTGATGCCGTTACCTATGATGATAATGGCAATGTGATTCCTTTGTCTCAGAGATTCAATGAGAATAATGCAGATGTACGCTATTCTTTGAAAGATGAGAAGACTATGTTTGGTATGCACAACATCAGTCTTGATAAGCTTCGCAAGGCTATCAAGCAAGGTGGCTTTGCCGCACCTTCCATGGGTGTGACTGACTCTAAGAATGGAATATATTCTGGCTATGGAGAGATAACCTTGATACCGAAGGCAGAGAAGATAGCAAAGAGGACTGGAAAGAACATCGGCACTTATGCCGCAGATGCATGGACTCCTATCTATCCTCCAGTAGAAAAGAAGTTTGGTGGCAATGGTGGTGATGTCGCTTACGACGACATAGAATCCGTTCCAAAGGAAATGCAAAGTCTCACAAGAAATGCCATCAACAGCTTCATGGATGGTCGTGATACAAACAGTTTAGCTTATCTCTATTTGCATGAGAAAGGAAAAGCTCCTGAGTTGGTGCATGTGGAAGGTAAATATCCAAAGGAACTCCATGATGAGGTGAAAGGCATCTTGGGAAAATTGGATAGTATCTATTCAACTACTGATGAACAGAAGGAAAAGCTTCTTGATTTGTTCATTCGTGAGGTGTATGATGGTAATCGGGAGGAGTTTGACAATGACATCAAGAACTTCATCAAGAAGGATGAGGAGTTTATCAAAAAAAGACCAAACTCCAATATTGCCAAGAACAAACAACTTGATGTTGATTGGATGAAGGAACATGGCTATGACTATGGGGCTTTGTCTCGTTTCGTTGATGGCATACTGCGTGATGCAGAGACTTCTGGTAAGGTGGACGAGAATGCAACGATGAAAGCTGCACAACAATACATTCAGGACAATGGCATGAAGGAAGACTTCGATTCATGGAAAGAAAAACTCAATGACCGCTATAATGTGGAGGAGGTTATCTTTGCTGGATATAAGGCTGACGGCAATCGCAAGTATCTGCCTAACACCGTGGAGAATGCGGTGAAGGTAATGAAACAAGACGGCAAGAATGCTTCCGTTGGTTCGGCTTCTTTCAGTCATTTCGTAGCATCTATATTGAAACCTATGGGGACTCTTGACCAAATCCGAAAGAAGAAGGGCAATTTGACCGACAACTATGAGGACGTTGAGAAGTTCCAAGAAAAATGGCAACCTGTCTATGATGAGTTGGCTGATAAGATGCAACCTGATGCTGGTCCATTTGAAAGCTATGGCATGGATAGATTGGAAGATGCTGCCACACAGAAGAATCCAAAGAAATATGCCAAGGATGAGTATGGTGTGGACTTGACAGACGAGGACATCGACAAGTTGAATGAACTTATTGATGCTGTAAAAAATGAGAAGCCTTCCATCTACTTTGAAACCAAGTTTATGCGCCCATACGGTCTTGACGAGTTTGAGAAGGCTATCGTTCCAAACGATACTCCAAGCGATGTGGTAGATGCCTTGAAGATGGCAGGTATTGATGTGAGCAGCTATGAGCGTGGAAATGCCGAGGATAGACAGAAGGTTACTATGGATGCTATCAATAGCAGCGACAATATCCGGTTCTCTCTCGCTGGCGAGCGTGGTGCGGCTGCTGCTGACAAGGCAGAGGAGCGTACTGCTCGTATGGATAACCTCTCCGTGGCTCGCAAGATGGAAGAGGAGAAGAAGGATGCCAAGGCAATCAAGATGGCTACTGGCTGGGAGCGTGGTGCTGATGGCAAGTGGAGATACGAAATGCCTGATGTTGTTCTCCGTGACCCGAAGGAATGGGTGAACAAGAAGACTCTGACTCTCTCTGATATTGTAGAGAAACCAAACGATTTGTTTAAGGAATACCCTGAGTTGTTTGATGCTTATCCTGAATTGAAGGATATGAAGATTTTGAAGGGTAGAGCAAAGAGTGGCGGTGTCTTCTACAATAATGCCATTACGCTGAACCTTGGAGATATTCGTGAGGCTATAAAGTACGACATGGACACACACTATAAGTTGGCGAATAATAGTCTGAAAAAGACCTTGGTTCACGAGATTCAGCACTATATTCAGGATAAGGAAGGCTTTGCACAAGGCGGCAATAGTGAAATGATAATAGACAAGAATGCCTTGGATGCTATCGCCAAGTTGAGGGCTGAAAAAGATGCAGTAGCAAAGGAGTTCTATGCTATGTCTCCTGAGGAACAGCAGAGAAGGAAGTATGAAATCAATAATAGATACAACGACCTTACCAAGCAGATTGAGAGATTGGAGAAGTCTAGCAGAATCGGATATGATGGCTATAATCGTCTCTCAGGAGAGGTGGAAGCTCGTAACGTGTCTGCCCGATTGAACATGACTCCTGAGGAGAGAAGAAAATCTCTCGCTGAATCTACTGAGGACGTGGCTCGCAAAGACCAGATTTTCTTGGGTGTGGGCGATGTGTCCTTCTCTCTCCGTGATATGGCTGACGGAAAGGAGAGTGGTGCGGCTGATATGGCTGAGGACTTGAAGAGTCTGAACACTCCTGATGAGGTGGATGATGCTATCAAGACTGCCATTGATGATATGCCGAGCGGCTGGAAGATGGCTAACAAGAAGATGATTCATATTGCTCAGGCTCTGGGCGAGAACCGCAAGGCTGAGATTGCTGGCGAGGAACCTAAGTTCTCCCTGAAGGATGGCTCACTCATTAAGGCTGGAACCTACTTTAGTGGTGGCGGTCTTGTTGAGGAAGGCTTGAAGGGTATCATCGACCCAGTGGTAGCAGTTGAGTATGACGAGAAGATAAGTGGTGTATATCGCAATAACTTCGGGCAGCACATCGTTACTGCTGATGTTCGTGACGTTGACCCTAAAGAGTTGGTGAAGCAGATAGATGGTGAGGTAGAGTATTTCCACGCTTCTCCTGTCTGCAAGAACTATTCTCAGGCGAAGAGTAATCACGCTGAGGTGGAACTTGACAAGGAGACTGCTGCTAGTACTGCCGAGTTCATCAATGCTGTGAAACCAAAGGTGGTGACCATTGAGAATGTGAAGGGATATAAGGATTCAGAAGCGATGAAAATTATCACGGATGCTTTGGATGCCGACGGCTACACTTGGGATGCAGATGTCTATAACGCTGCTGACTTTGGCGGCTACACTAACCGAGAAAGATTGATTGTCCGTGCGGTTCGTGATGGACAACTCCCTGCCAAGCCAAAGAAGATGGAACGCAAGAGCGGATGGTATGAAGCTGTGGCTGATATTATCCCGACACTGACCGAGAAGAAGAATGGTGTGGCTCCTTGGATGGATATACGCTTGAAGGCTGATGGTATTGACTGGAGAAACATTGACAAGCCATTGTATGTGATGGGAAGTGCCTATGCTGACGGAAAGATTCCTCATGCCTTTGCAGACGAACTCCTGCCAACACTCAGAACCAAGAGTGGTGATGTGATTGTGATGCCTGACGGCAAGGTATATCGTGCTATGGGAAGAGTACTCGCAAGAGTGTCAGGAGTGAGCGATGATTATAAGATGCCATTCTCCGAGAACCTGAGCCATACCATCATCGGCAACGGAATCCCTACCCAGTTGACGGAACATGTTATTGCTCCTCTCTTGCAGAACACCTTGCGCCCAACTACTCCTGAGGATGGCAATACCAAGTTCTCCTTGCGCTATGACCAGTTTGAGCACGACCTGAACCAGTGGAAGAAGGATAATAATCTGCCTAAGGATGCACAGAGACCAACCATCCCACAACGCAACGCTGGCGAGAGTTCCGTTGACTTCCTGAGGAGAGTGGACGAGTACCGCAAGCAGATGGCTTTGTGGAAGACTGCTCCAACCTACGAGCAGCATCTTCTGAGTGATGATACAGCCCTTGGAGAGTTCAACAGAGAGTTGCAGTGTGGCTCTGTGCTCAAACGTATCGCCTTCCAAGATAGTATGCTGGCTATCCGCAAGGCTCAGGAAGCTATCATGAAGGAAGTGGGTGTTGACCGCCTGAACATGGCTGAGGATGCCTATACTGCCGAGAACCGAAGCCATGGCAAGGGCAAGAACGAGTTTGAGGAATACAACAACGAGTTCTTGCAGCCATTGAGAAAGGCTTATCATCAGATGAAGAAGGTACTGGGCGATAGCTATGATAATGTTCGTATCTACATGATGGCTAAGCATGGTTTGGAGCGTGATGCACAGATGGCTTTCAAGAAGTCTCTGGAAGCAGGCTATGAGGACGTGGCTCAGAGAAGTGCTGCATACAAGGCTTACAAGGGTGATATGAATCGTATCATTAATGATAGCGACTTGGAGTATGGAAGAGTGGATTTCAATACTTGGAGACAGAGAGATAATGCTCTCAGAACGAAATACTCTCCATCCTATATGAACTATCGTTATGATAAGATGGGTATCGCCTACGATTACTCAGGCTTGTCTGCTCTATTTGATGGCTCAGACTTCGAGGAAACTGCCCACAAACTGATAAAGGATATTGAGAGTAAGTATGTAACCGAGACTCACAACCTCTGGGATGCAACGAATGCGGCTACCAAGAAGATTCTCCGTGATGGCTACAAGGCTGGTATGATGAGCAAAGATACTTATCAGTATGTGCGAGATATGTATAGCCATTATATTCCTCTCCGTGGCTGGGATGGCACTACTGCCGACCAAGTATGGGACTATATCGGTGGCGGCAAGGGTGCGTTTAATCAGACTTTGAAGAAGGCGCACGGACGAACCTCTATCGCTGATGACCCTATCGCATACATCGAGAACATGGCAGAGAGTGGAATCCTGCTGAACAACAAGAACTGGGTGAAGCAACACCTGATGCTCTTGGCACAGAATCATCCTACCTCTCTTCTTACCCTGAGCAAGGCTTGGTACGTGAAGAGTGTGGATGATAACGGCAACGAGGAGTGGATTCCTGCTACACCTCAGATTACTTCTCAGATGGATAGCAATCAGGTGAAGGCTGCCATTGATGCTTTCGAGAAGAAGATGGAGCAGATGGCTCAGACTGGCAATGCTACTCAGAAGAGAGACGGATTGAACATAGCCTATCCTCAGACTCATAGCGAGGAGAGAGAACATGAGGTAAGAGTGATGAAGGATGGCGAGGAGTACGTTATCTATGTGAATGGCGACCCTCAGTTGGCTCAGGCGATGAACAATACAAGAGCACACCGAGTAAGAGAGATTCAGAGCGGCAAACTGGATAGGGCTGCTGCTTGGTTGGGCAGAAAGATGGCTGCTGCCTATACAAGTCTTTCGCCTCTCTTCATTCCTTCCAACTACTTCCGAGACCTGACCATGACCCTTGCATCTACAGCTATCCGTGAGGATGCTAAGTACAACTATCTGCTCAGAAAGAATCTTGCTACCTCTTGGAATCTCGGATTCATGCTGAAAGATTATCAGAACGGAAAGTTAAGGGAGAAGGTAAGCAACGGAAACGCTACTCCAAAGGAACAGATGTTCTATGACTTCATGATGAATGGTGGCGAGACTGGCTTTGTATCTTCACTTGACGTGGAAGACTTGAAGAAGAAATTCAAGAATGACTTGAAGGATTTGGATAGATGGAAGGCGAACCCAGTTAAGGTAGGGCACACCATCATGGATGTTATTGAGTTCCTGAATAGAATGATTGAGGATAGCAACCGATTCGCTATCTACATGACCTCTATTCAGTATGGACGTTCCATTGATGAGGCTGTGAATGATGCCAAGGACGTTACCCTGAACTTCAACCGCAAGGGTACTGGCGAATATGGCTGGCAGATGATTAGAAATCTCTATCTCTTCATCAACCCAGCGGTACAGAGTTTGCAGACCTTGGGTGCGCTTGGCAAGCATCATCCTTTCAAATTCATGGCTGTAACTGCATCGTGGATAGCGAGCGGTGTGCTGGTTCCTATCGTTAATGCAGCCTTGATGCAGATAGCTGCTGCTTTCGGTGGTGGCGATGGTGATGATAAGAAATGGTACAAGGATATTTCGAAGAAGTACTGGCAGTTCACCAAGTGGGATAGACGAAATAACCTTATTATGTGGTTTCCGTTCACTCATGAGTTTATCAAGATACCGCTTGCTCAGGAGTTCCGTGCTTTCTATGGAGTAGGTGATATGATTGCATCCAATATGATGGGTGGCAAGTTGGCTGAGGAGAGTTGGAGCCAGTATGCAGAAGACTTGCTCGGTCAGGTGGTGGATATGCTTCCGCTCGACCCGACTGGATATGACGGAAATATTGCGGTCAGTCTGATGCCTAATGCCGTCCGTCCTATCTTTGAGTTGGCTTTCAATGTTGACTTTACTGGCAAGCCATTATTCAAGGAGACAGAGTATAACAAGTATGACCCGAACTTTACCAAGGCATACGTGGGCACTCCTGATTGGTTGGTTCGTGCATCAAGGATGATGAACTCAATCGGAAACGATTATCCTGATGTGCAGCAGAACAAATGGGATGCTTTGGGTAACCCAAGATACAATCTGAATAACCCTGCTGTGGTTGACCATGTTTTGTCTTCTTACCTCGGTGGTGCTTACACCATGGGCAGTCAGGTGCTCGGTGTGCTTACCAAGTCACTCAACGACCCGAAGGAAATCAAGGTGGCTGATATTCCATTATTCAGCAAGTTCGTCAGCAATCCTGATGATAGACCAGCTTCTAAGAAACAAGGTGATGAGTTCTGGGATAAGAAGGAATACTACGACCGTGCTTCCAACACAATTAGCAAGTTGAAGAAACAAGCTAAGATTGATGGCGATTACTCCTTGCTTGAACGTTTCTATGGCTCTGAGGAATACAAGACTTATAAGTTGTATGAGAAAGATGTAAAAGATTACAAGGAGACAAGAAAGAAGGAACGTGCGGAGGAGAGTGGTGATGAGTACAAACCACATCAAATTAATGCTGAGGACATCTATAATAATCATACTACCTCTATGGATGAGTTTGAGGATATGAAGCTGAAACAACTCTTTGAAAAGTTAAACTCATTCAAGAATAGATATGATGCTATTGTAGATAATGCCCCAAATGAGAGCGATGGCTACTACAATACCAACAAGGCTGCCATTGATGCCATTGACGAGATTTCCCTTGATAAGCAGGAGATTTCCGAGTTGAAGAAAGGTTTCTTGGATGATGGCAAGGATGCCTACAACGCTGAGGACATGAAGCAGATTCGTGAATTGAGAAAGAAGATTCTTTCCGTACTGGAGAAAGCTAACAAGGTGGTTGTGGCTAACCAGAAAGCGAAGGCTAAGAAAAAATAAATATGGCTATCCCCTGAAAGTATAAGGCTTTCGGGGGATATTTACTTTCATTCTGAAACTTTTTGTTTCTTTAATTTGAGTAAAACTTTCAATCTGTTAGTATTTGCAAAGTTTAATATTTAAAGTTTTATATAAATCAATATGTTCCATTTATTTTTATTAGATTTGCCAAATCTAAGAACGTTTATAAATTCTATAATTTGATAATTCTCAATCAAAAATAAACTAAAAATGAAGGCTTATGAAACAAGATGATGATGAAGATCAACGGGTCAGGAAATTGATAGGAGAGATAACTAAACTTCTCCCTGAACGCAGTAAAATAAAAACAGATTTACTCTACTTCAAGTATGCTCCAATATTGGTCATGCTTATCAGATGGTATGGTGTATCTCAGTTTTATGACAACAAGATGGAGATTACCCTTTGGTATGAAGAGAACGAGGAACCAGTCTGGTTCTTCTATTTCATCACTTATATTCTATATCCTATTTCCCTTTGGAAAGGTCAGGTGTTGCACAGATTGTGCGTAGAGTGGCGAATACCTATCTTGTATATTGCAGGAGTCAATGTGATACACATCATGTTCGGTTCTATTGTTGTCACAAACGATATGTATTATTGTGATATGTTCCTGATTACACTCATTCTAATTTTATATGCTTATGTCGCAATTAGTAAATTACAGAATCGTAGAGGCAGGACTTCGTGTTCTTGCTGATAAAGCGCATGAATCAGCAGTAGCGCAAGAAGAAGGCAAACCAATACCTTGTGGTCTGTCAGAAGGGGACTTGGAACTGGTAGCACTCCTTACCGCTATGATGAATGATACGCAAGCCAATAAGGGTTGGTGTGCCCATGAAATGGGTAAGTCTATCTCGTCTTTCGAGAAGTATGTTCACGATGGCAAGATACCAGAAGGCATCCATGACCAGTTTGGGCATGAGAAAAAGTGGAATAAATCCCTTATCCGATTCTTTGCTAATAAGAAGGCTTTCTTCCGTAAGCAAGCAAAGAAGTATGGCATAAATATTTAGGAATAGCTAAACTGATACATATAGGAGAAACTAAATAGCCTCTCCTATACCCTTATGACCTTTTCCGTAATCACAAATCGCTGCTATTCAAACACTTAAACAACCTTTTACGAGTTTATCAATACCTATCCATATTATTCGTATCTTTGTGTCCGTAACGTTACAGAGTGAGTATCATTTTATGTTTAACAAAAAAAAGATTTCAGGATAATATGGAAAGTAAAACGTATGTATTCGGAAACGAAGGCTCCACATCTAACAATGGGATGCTCGGTCTTCTTGCACCTCTGCTCCAAAAGCAGGGTGTTGACCCAAATGTCCTTCTTGCCATGAAGGGTAACAACGGCTTCGGTGGTGAAGGTGGCTGGTTTATGTGGGTAATATTCCTTTTCTTCCTCATGGGCTGGGGAGGTAACGGCTGGGGAGGTTTCGGCAATAATGGTCGTGGTGGTCTCGCCAACGAGATTAACAATGACTATGGTCGTGGTCTCCTGATGGATGCCATCGGTGGCAACCGTAATGCACTCAGCAATTTGGCTACCCAGTTGAACTGTACCGAAGGTCAGATTCAGAGTGCCATTTCCGCCTTGACCTCTCAGGTTCAGAGTGTAGGTAATCAGGTAGGTATGAGCGGTATGCAGACTATCAACGCTTTGCAGCAGGGTAATATGCAGATTGCTCAGCAGATTGCAAACTGCTGCTGCGAGAATCGCTTGTCTATCTGCCAGCAGACTGGTACTTTACAGAATGCCATCAACAACGTGGCAGTAGGTCAGGAGCGTGCAGCTTCCTCTCTCGCTTATGCTACCCAGCAGCAGACTTGTGACTTGCACAACGCTATCAAGGATGCAACAGCAGAATTGAAGGCTGGTCAAACCGCTGCTGAGTTTAGGGATATGCAGGACAAAATCGACCATCTCAGAGAAGAGAATGGTAACTATAAGAGTTCTGCAATGATGAGCCAGATTGTTGGTCAGTCACTCGCACCAGTAAACGCTGCTTTGGCTGGTTTGCAGAGTGAAGTCAACGCAATCAAATGCGCCCAGCCGAATACGGTGACTGTACCATATCAACCATTTCAGGCTGTTCCTAATTGTGTAGCAGCCCAGTATGGTCTATATGGCTGCAATGCAGCAAACAATGCAGGATTCTGGGGTTAAAGAAAGGAGGCTGCTATGTTATGGTTAAGACCTTATACATGGGTGAATCGTAATGGTTCGGCAGCTATAGCTTCTACGGGCGTGGTGGTGAACACCAACAATGTTGTTTTCTCGTTCAAAAACCACGCCTTCGTGAATGCCAGCTACAGAGGAACGATTTTCGTAAATCTGAAGCAGGCTATTCCGACAGGAACGACTGGTACGCTGCCTATCCTTTTCGAGACCAACGGAGTGACACAGGCTGTAACCAAGTTTAATGGTGAAGCATTGACGGTCGCAGACGTGCCTGGGACTGGAGTGTTTCAGCTCTGGTTTGAGAGAGATACTAACACCCTACAGATGATGTCGGGTATTGTTTAACAAGAATAGATAATAGGAGATTACATTATGTTTCAAGGTTTAAGAACTAATTCCTTATTTTATGTTCTCGACAAGGGTGAGAATCCTAACTTGCGAATCGGTCAGGTGGTTTCAGTCAGCAACCCTCAGACGAAATACCCTACCTTTAACAACGGCTTTACACCTCAGCCTATGGAAACTGTGGTTGATGTGAAGGTGAAGCTGGGTGACGAGGAAGTGGATTTCAAGCAACTGCCTGCTAACGGACAGATAGCCAACGACAAGAACCTTGTGGTTAGCGACAACAAGGATGCCATGAGTGCCGAGGTGGATGCCATGCTGAGACAATCCAAGGCGATACTGGAGAGCGTAGATTACAACAAGAGGGTAGTAGAATCTTGTGAGGGAATGCTACAGCAACTCAACCCCCAGATTGCCAAGGAGAAGGAACAGACCGAGAAAATCAACAAGCTGGAAGGTAAGGTTTCGGGCATTGAGGGAAAGATTGACAAGATGATGGGATGGCTCCAGCAGACCATGAGCAAGTAATCTCCTACCTATCTATTCACTTTAATATCTTATGATTATGGTAATGATTGAGATTACAGAAGATAAGTTCGATGATTTGTATGACAACATCGAGTCTATGCTTGGCTTTGGCAGCAAGGCTATGTCTTGTCTGAAAAAGATGAAGCAGGAGCGTATGGGTGAACGTATGCCTGATTATCGTGACGATTGGAGAAGGGAGCGTGAGGAACGTGAAGAGCGTGAGAACAGACGTAGATTCAACAACGTGAACGATGATTGGAACTACCCGAACCGCTATGGCGAAAGAGGTGGTGGCGGCTACAATGGTGGCGGTCGCTAATGTTTAACTTGGGAGTTTTGGTATAGGCATTTATGTCAGAACCAGACTCCCTTTAATATTCAGCAATATGGGAAAATGCAGAATGCCATTGGATATGTATGACCTCAAACCCGAGGCAATGGTTGCCTATCTTAGATACAATGGCTATCATTTCAGTAAGAAGATGTGCGAGTGGGCGGTTGGTCAGATGTATAAGTATGATCCTTCCTCCAAGCGTGATGTAAGTATCTCGTTTTGGGATAAGGAGAAGGTGGATGCCTTGCTGCTTGGTCAGGGAATAGAGGTGAAGAACAAGATAGGCTACGACCATGTATATGTGGCGAATATGGCTAGGGCAGACTTCTATAAGTCTTCTATCAAGGATGAGGAGCAGCTAGCCCAGTTCATCAAGGATATGGTGGATGATACCGACCAGAAGGACGGCTTTATCTTCAACCGATTCTATGCCGACTGCTGCCACAACGGAGTGCCTATCCCTTGGGAAGATGTGCTATGATGAGAAGAGTGATATACCTTCCGAAGCACAAATGGAGCATAGTATGTTTCATAGGTTATCAGTCACCCGATGCCGATGAGATATGCCATGCTCTTTCTGATATAGGCTGCAACGGAAATCCGCTATCAGAGGCCTACGAGCATCTAATAAAGGAGAGTGCGGATAGAGGTCTTACCTATTCCAATCTATCAGGAAGAAGGAGTGTTCTTGCCATAGGGAAATGTGAATCTGATGGTAGTATTATCAATACTATCGGGCATGAGCTTCTTCATGTGGTAGCGCATATCTGTGAGCAGGACGGAATAGATATGATGAGCGAGGATCCATGCTATATCATGGGCAGTCTTTGCGAGCAGTTCTTTCAGGTAGTGCAACAATAAAAAAGATAGGTAGATGAAATTTTACCTATCTTTTTTTATCTGTAAAGCTATTTGCCATTATTACTGCCCCAACAAAATACGAATAACAGAACCTACTATTATCACAAAAGAGTATCTGGCAATATCCTCCCACTCAAACCTTTCTAACTTGTAGTGTTTATACTGGTAATATTCCCTTACTACCATGATAGGCAAAGCAAGCAGACCTATCAATATGCTGATAAGCAGCCAACAAGCCAAGCCTGCCAAGTCTCGCTTGTTGAATGTAAGTAATTTCTTCCAAGTCATAGTTTTCCTCCTAGTAAATTATCCAATAAGTAACGAACACATCAAGGAATGCCGATACCTCCAGCCAATACCAAGGATGATATGATACGACCTTGAAGCCAATGAATGTATTGCGGTCATGCACCTTAATCATTGCAAAAGCATACAAACATGATACTATCAATGTAGTCCACCAACAGACGGAAAAACACCATCCAACGCACCCAGCAGCAGCAACGGTAGCGGCTATCTTGTGTACCTTGGACTCATCGCCTAGGTAGTTAGGAGCGCAGCCAACGAAAGCCAATCCTCCACAACCGATGAAAGCCAAGCACTGCAAACCTTTGTCTAGGTCTAGTATAGCCGCCATCATCAAGCCTGCCACCAAGACCATCACCACAGAGAACACCCAGCCGAAGTTACGCTTAACCTTACCGCCAAGCACCTCACTACCTATTGTGCCTTGAAGCTGATAGTAGGTATCTGACACCATATCTGGCACTCCATATCTCATTGCTGATAGCAAGAGAAATCCCCCAAGAAGGAGAAAGGAAATCAATGATAATAACCACATAATCTTTTACTTTTTTATCCGTTCTACAACTTCATTTCAAGTTGCTTTGGATAGTCGGCAGTCACATCGAATGCCTCTACCTTCTTGATGGTCTTCAACTCAGCCATGGCAGCCTTGTGTGCAGCAGTAACATTGAAGCATTCCAAGGCATACATTTCCAAGGCAGAGAGCAGTTGGATAGCCTTGTCGCAATCCACCTCCAGCTTAATGCCTTCAAGCCACAGGGTTGTCGTCTTCTGTCCTGCCGCCTTGGCGATGGTGGTCGAGTTCATCAAGCCAACTCTGGTAGCCTTGTCAAGCCAAACGGTCATACCATTCAATACAAAGCCATTCACCTTGCTAGAGGTATCATAAGCCTCTATCTCCGCCACCTTGGAACGAATGGCGTAGGCTAGCTCGGATGCATCGTGCTTGGTTTTCCAAGTCTTGTATTCAGCCTTAACCTCGTCGGTATTGTAATCGGTTACTGGCACGGAGCATTCCACACACTCGTAGGCATTCAAACCTTCCTTCTCAACTGGGTCAAAGTGGATGAGGTAGATGCCACCTTCTACTTCCTCTTTTTCCTTGTAATCGCTTTTGGCGATAATAGTTTTTACAAAAGAAATTCTATTCATATCCTATTATACTTTTTAGATTGATTATTATAATTATTCCTGATACATATCTTCCGCATATTTTGACAATAGACAACATCCTTGTGCCGCATCATATTCCAAGCCTGCCATCTGATAGCGTAGGTATCACGATGAATCATCAGTCCTAGAAGGGAATTGCATCTACAAGCAAAAGCCATTGTATCCTCGCTAGTAGGTTCATCTATCTCGTTCCACCACTTTATCAGTCCAAACAGATGGTCTCTTGTTCGGTTGATGGTATAGCACCTATGCGGCTTGATAATTGCGCCTGTCATTTGCACGCCCTTCTTAGCCTCTTGGAGATAGACCTTATCGGGATGGAGTGTAAGTCCTAGATTTGCCTTTAGCCATTTTCTTGCATCCTCCAAGGTATCTAGCAGCAATCGCTTGTCACGGCTTATGCAGACAAAATCATCAACATACCTTCCGTAGCCCGAACCATCGCTCATCCTAGCCATTATCCACTTATCGAAGATGCCCATCAACAGATTGGAGAGTATTTGGCTAGGTAAGTTGCCAATCGGCAATCCCTTGCCTTTCTCGTTCGTGAATAGTGACTTATTCTTAGGCAGCTTGGCAAAGAGTGACAAATCTCCAACCTTGATGCAATTTTTGATAGGGTCGTGGAGGATGACTTTCTTCCACAACCATAGCCAAAACTCTATATCGTCCTCGTGATACTCCTTTCGGATGATGTCCTCAACGATATTATACAAGAGTTGTCTATCTATGCTCATAAAGAAGCCACTTAGGTCGCACCTCAATATCCAAGTCTCTAGGGTATAATCTCCGCTGATAGCCTCTATCTGACCTATAAGATGATTGATACCATAATCAACGCCCTTGCCCTTTCTGCACGCATATGCGTGGTCGGTCATATAGGCCTCAAAGATAGGCAGAAATTTGATGGCTAGTATATGATGTACGATTCTATCCCTAAAGGCAGCGCACCACACTTCCCGAAGCTTCGGTCTTGTGACACAGAAAGCTTTACTCTGACCTACTTCGTATGTCATACTATTTAGCTCCAAATATAGCTGGTAGTTGTTGGTGAGGAAGTCCATCTTATACTCGATGCAACCCCAAGTACTGCCCTTATGCTTGCAGCAGTCCCGATAGCCATCACTTACTAGCCCAATCGGGACATACTCCTTTTCTATGTTGGCAGTCGTATTCTCCTCATAATCGTTCATTATATCAACATTAATAGCATATACAAAATAACCTCTATCGTCACTTTTGGACAATCGAAAACTGGCAGAACATAGTAGCTGTTGTTCTTGTTGTTGTTGTTCGCCTGAGAATTGTAGTACCAAGCGTTCGTGGCATTGTTCTGCGTTTACGGCTTCACTGACTTATTCCTAGCAACTCCATCCCTCAAAGGATGGCTGATTGCGGAAGCCCCTTGTCACATTTAGTGACGGCTCTCTTACCTTGCCGTGGCTCGGTAACTCTCGCCTTTGCGCTTGCGCTCACTGTTCAGCCAGCCGTATGCCATTGCCGACACCTTTCTCAGTTGATTGTTCAAGTCCTTAGCGAACTTATCACTGATAAACTGGGCATCGGCAAACAGTAGGATTCTTGCGTTGACATCAGCAATGAGCATGACAAACTCATTCAGATAATACTCCCGATACTCGAAGGATGAGTTAATCCTCCGAATTAAATCAAGAGCTTGGCAAGCCTTGCTGATAGCAACCTCGTACTGACCAAACCTAATCAACTTAGGTACGTTCTTCGAGCCTCCCATAAGTATCTTGCACAGGATGAGCGTGTCCTTGAATATTTGCAGGTTCTCTGCGTATGCCATGGCTATTGAATGTTATTTAATACTATCGGCTCACCTTGCGGCTCGCCTTATTTGAATTACCTTCATTGCTTGCGTTCCTCCCTTGCGAGAGAGAGGAGAGACAGAGAGATGAAGAGACAGAGCTAACAAGCGAAAACTGGCAGAACATAGGAGCTGTTGGTCTTGTAGCTGCTGAGCGCCTGAGAATTGTAGGACCAAGCGAGCGTGGCACTGTACTGCGTACTAGTCCATCTAGTCTGACCATTCACGAACTTATAGTAAGCGTCAGCTACGCTATCCCCGAAGAGTGTCCTCAACACCTCTCGGATGGTGCCAGCATTACTGATATGTACGTACTCCTGACCTACTGACATAAGGAAGCCATTCAACTTCTCGCCACCAATCTCCAAGGACTGACCATAGGCGAAGGCAAATGCAGGTACACTAAGACTTCGATCCTCAGCCTCTTGCCGAACCAAGAAGGACGATTGCTCTCCGTTCCAATAGTTAGGGTCAGACGATGTATTGCCATTGAGGGCGATTGAGGTAAATTGCAGATTCTGCGTACACCACTGATATTTTTGCAACTTCGTCATATCCTTTAGGTCGGTGCAGCGGATGATGAAGGTACCTCTATTAAGGCGAAGGTTCTGGTCTGCCACCCTGATGGCGATAGCTTCCTCTGCGGTCTTTCCAGCAGCCACCCAGTCCTCGATGTAGTATTCGGTAGCATCAGAATCAAGCACATAGATGCCAGTTTTGAATTGGTACATGTTTACTTGTATAAGTCGCTGAGCTACCCTTGAGGTATAGGTACGAGAGTTCTTGTTAAAGCGAACATAGTAGCCATCCTCATCATCAACCCTCACGGTGTACTCCTTCAAGTATGGAACATAGATGGTTGCCTGTCCCTTCTCATCGGTTGTGTAGGTTGTTGCCTTCTTGTCGATGGTTACAATCACATCCTTTCCTTCCCAAGGCGCACCAGTGCCATCGGTGTATTTGGTGACAGTCACGATAACCTTCTCACTAGTCTCCTCATCATAAGGCTCGTAGTTGAAGGTGATGGTCTTACTTACACCAACGGAGGTAAAGCCAATAGGAGACAAAGGCTGAGCGTTGGCATACTCTGGCACTGCCACTTGATAGTACACTCCTCGGCTGACCTTGAAGGTGGTCTTGCCCTCCGAATCGGTGGTGTAAGTCTGAGGTGTCTTTCCGCTATTGAGGAACACATTCACTTTCAAGCCAGCGACACTGATACTCTCAACAGAGGAAGTGATTACAACGGTAACAACCTCCTCAGTATTAACCACCTCGGTCTCCTGCTTCTCTCCTTCTCGGTTAGTGACGATAATCTTTGTTCCCTCCAGCGTGACATTGCACCTCTCAGCCCCAGCAGTGGCGGTCTCACACTTTCTGATTGCCTCGTTGGTGTTGCCAGCTGCGGTGTTGGCAGCAGTGATAGATTGAGAAAGGGCTTCTGTGTCTATCTTATCTAGTTTAGCCTTGTCCTCAGATGTCATAAGTCCATTATGACCTGTATAAGGTCTTAACGCTCCACTTGGGTGTGTAGAAACACCACCAACCGTTACAGTTGGTATTGTAACACATTTCTCCTCACCATCACCATTAATATAGTATAAGCCTAACTCAAAGTTATCTGGTGCATCGCTAGAATTTCCAATATCTCTAATTGATATACTATTAACAGCATCTTTTTTCTTAGCGTACTCCTTCAAGTCAAATGTAGGCACAAAGTCGCCCAACTTCTCCCACTTGCTAGCATCGTACTCGCCATCAATATCACCTGTGTAAAGATACTCGTCATAAGTATCTTGCTCACCTTCCTTAGTGTTCTTGATAAGGTAGATGTGCTTCTTGATGTCCTTTGTAGGAAGTTCTTGCACTGCCTCAAAGAAGTTCATGTCGAGATTGCCAAGTTGAGCAAGAGGAACAAAGCCCTTGCTATCCAATGAGGCAATACCGTTAGGTCTTCCCTTTGTTGTTTCCAACTCGCCAACCTTTCTCTCTATCTGATTCTTCACTCCTCGCAACACTCGAAGGAGACCAGACTTATCTAAATAATTTGCCATATTTATTTTATCCTATTACAGTTTGAAATACTTGTTGAAATAAACCGTCGATGTCAGAGTCAGTCATAGCAAGACCAACAGAACCATCGTTGACAAGCAAGCCTATGTTGGAGCGGTCTGTGGTCTTGTAGCCTTTGGATGATACTTTACCATCTGGAAAAGAGACCTCTCCGTTTTTAAAATCGGCAAGTATTCTGTGATAAGGTTCTTCGCTGCCATCAACTTCTATTGTCTTTAATATAATTTCGTCAGAATTACTAAGAGATATGACTGCACCAAACTGAATGTCATTTTGAAAAATATCTCTTACGCCGCTTATAGTATTTCCGTTAAGAAACAAATGCCCCTTCATAGAATTTGTTCCATCAAGCCTCAGATACTCATTTTTGAGTTTATCCCAAACAGCCTGAGCAATCTGATTAATCTCTATCTTATCCGTGGTACTAATCTTTTCATCAAGAGACTCTTTAACGGATTTACCAGACTCCTCGTCCTTGATATACCTCGAATATGTCAGAGTCTCGTCTTTGCGTCCGCTAACAAGAATGCTATTGTACTTTTTATTTTCTGCCATATTATTCTTTAAGTTTAATTTGATATTCATTGTCGTCACCAGCTACAAGTTCGTCTGACCAATAGTAGTAGAGGTCGCCCAACTTGTTGGTGTTCAAAGAAGCTTCGAAACCACATTGACTAAAGATAAGTGGCTGTCGGCTTGCGAACCAGATGTACGGCTTTTCTTCTGTTGTCGCAATGGTTAGAGTTTGACCGACAAGCGTACCTTCGTACATTGTGAGGTCTGACATGTTCAACTCGCCCATATTCTTGGCTGATGATGCGCCATAATAGCTTGCCTTTACAGTTCCGCTTGCCGTGATGGTAACATAACCCGATACGGCAGGAATGAATACCTTGTGAGTAGTACTATTGTAATACTCGTCAGTAACATCTTTGCCATCCATAATAATTTTTACCTGACCGATACTGAAGCCTTCTATAGGTATGAACTCAGCTTCCAGTTTCTTCCCGTTGCTGATAGTTCCGTTAACCACATAGTTCTCTTGGTTATCCGCCATTTGAGTTTCGCCATTGATGGTGTAGCTGAATTTGACGTTGTCAACGATGAACGATACTGGGCAAGTTGACTGATTGCTGGTCACGATGTAGTAGCGAAGATTGAATAAGCCAGTATGCTCACCTTCTGTAACACCGATAGGAACATTACTCATAGAGTTGTGTTCTACGATCCTCAGAAGATTACGCTCTATGCTGACCATTTCACTATCTTCATACTTCCATGATACCCTGACATTGTAATTACCGCAATCAAGGAAAGAAGGAATGTCACATATCAACACATTTCCTTGGATTCCTGCTACTTGTGCTGGAACGGAAATCGTGTTACAGAAACAGCCTGACAACTCAACCTTGATGTCGGTAGCAAGATTCATATCGAAGTCAACGAGTCGCTGAAACTCTCTCGATACATCCATCTTTCGTACTAAGATGTGGAGCTTGAAACTATTTCCTTGTACTATTTTATAAATCATATTTGATGTATATATTATTAATAACAAGCAAAGATAGGTAGAATATACTCTACCTATCTCTTATCCGTTAACTTCTAAATCAAGCCTTTCCATCTGAGGAACTTACGCTTGCGGCTCGCCTTGCCCTTCTTGCTCTTGCAGTTGGTATGATAGACACAATCTCTGAACAGGTCTCTGACCTTCATGTCGTTGTCAACCAGTTTTGTTCTCTTGAACGTCTCGAATAGTGAGCGGTTCATAATCATCAGGTTGCCCTTCTGTGTAGGAAGAACATAGAAGATTTCTCCATTGTTCTTCTTGGATGCGTAGTCTGCCTTAGCCGTAGCTTGGCGGTACATGATTTCGCACTTGATGCGCTTGAAAATCTTTGTTACTTTCATAATCGTAATTATTTAGTTTGAACTATATGATGGTTGCTGCCGAAACAGAAACCTTTCTTGTCATTACTCTTGTCTTATACTCTATCATCTTAGGCATTTCCATTTCATTGAAACAGATGTGAAGTCCGATGGCTCTGGTCATGAGCAAATCATCGTGCTTGCCGTCTGCTGCCTCATAAACCGTTCCGTTCTTTTCGTAGGTGAGATATTCGTCTAAACATCTGCCGTCTCGCTCTACATAGAGTTGCTCACGGATAACCTGAACCAATACAGAGATAACCATAGGCTTGGTAGCTACGTTGGTATGGAATCCATATTTTACTGGAACCTTATTCTTGATGTCTGATTCACTCTGCTTTCGTGCATAGAGGTTATCATATACGTCCTTGATTTGGTTCAAGATGAACTCAGATTGGTCTCCACCTTCCAATATATGTTCCTTGTCTTTTGTTTCCAAGGTGTTTGACTCAATAACCAGTAGGGCATCGTTGTAGAATTTGGCTATCTGAGCAGCCTTCCATGCCAGCAAGTCCATATCAATATGCCCATACCATTGTGCTACCACGTAAGGTTTGCCTCCTTCCATCATCCAGTAGCGGTCGAATACGCAGATAACAGACCAGTCGGCATTCTTGCTACGTCCACCAATATCCACTACAACCAGATAGCGGTTGGTTACCTTACAATCATCAAAAGTCTCAGGCTTGCTCCATATCCACAACTGACCTTGCTTGTCTTCACAGAATCGCACATTCTGCATACACTTCTTGCCCTTATATCCGTCACCATAAACATCACCGATGAACTTTGGTGCTCGGCATCCCTTGCGGAACTTGTCAACCTTGTCTTCGGCAAATACCTTGGCTCCTGAATGCTTGAATGCCTCAATATCATCGGTAGGGTAGCCAGCAGCCATATCGGCATGGTCGGTGAACTTCTTGCGCTCGGCAATATACCAGTTGATGGCTTCGAGTGGGGCACCAAGATTCCATAGTTTCCAAAGATAGGTGCCTGGCTCTTCTCGGTCAGACATCGTGTTGGTATTATTGCGGTTTTCGTATAGCCATTTGGCAAACTCCGTCTTCTGTTTCTTGCTTTCAAATTCAAGATGATACATATCGTATATCTCGTACCAAGGAACAAAGAATGGCTCAAACTGAGATTCTCCCTTGACTGCTGCAAGCCACTCCTTGTGGAAGAAGTTGCCAGTACCATTGGCGGTGGATTCGTAGGCGATCATCGTGTATGGTCGGTACAAGATACCATTAGTAGCATTCTGTACCACCTCTTCTGGAGACTTTCCGTCCGTCTTTTTCCACAAACCCACCTCGGAAAGGTGAACCAAGTTGTAGTCTTCACCATTGGCTGATAACGGTCGCTCCATTGAACCAACCTTAATCTTGCAGAATCGTTGAGGAACCTTCTTGACATTTCCTGATGTTCCGACACCAACAAACTTCGGCTCATTCTCTGAGAACGCTTCACCCATTTCGTAGAGGAACTTGGTAGGGAAGTTTTTCAGGGCTTCCTCGAACATACCTCGGATAGTTTCAGCCGTGTCCTTGACCTGAGCCACGATGAGCGAGTTGAGTCCCTTCTGCCACATGAGTTGCAGCCAGAGGAAGTACATCTGGATAACCGTAGAACCACCCCATTGTCTTGCTTTCAGCAGGATGAGACGGATAGGGCGATTCTTCTTTCTTCTTTCTTCTAGCCACCTGAGCAGTCTGCGCTGCGGTCTTCTGAGCACAAAGCGGAAGGGTAAGCCTCCACCTTTCGGTTTGATATAGATGAACGTGGCAAAGAAGAAGAATGGGTCGTGTTTCATTCTGATGCGAGTGAACTGCTCCACCAGTTGCTCCATTTCTTCCTCTAGGTTGTATGGCTCGTCTATATCCTTGTGCAGTTCCTCGATTACTGCCTTGCAGCTACCCAACTCGATGAGCATCTTGACGAGCGGAATCTTCTTCATCGAAACTGGAAGCTGCTGCTTCTGAATCGGGAAATCAGGAAGGATAAGTGGGAATCGCTTGTCTCCACACCCTTCACCCTTGATGGGATTGAATGGTGTGTTGATTTCCTTGATGCGTTTCTCGTTCTCCTTCAGAATGCCCAATACGTGTTTGTCGAGTGCATCAGTCTGTTTGGCGGTTACTTGTCTTGGCATAGCGGTGCATTTAGATAACCCCACAACAGACCAAGTACATAGCAATAGATGTGGACTCCAACAGCCATGCAAGGGAAGAAGATTCCAACACAGATATATAGGAGAATGGTGAGATTGTATCTTACCTTATTCTCCACGTAGGGGGCGATAAAGCCCATGTAAGCATAGATAAATCCACTGAGACCGATGATTGGTGCGGATGATGCAAAAGGATAGCTTACGGCTATGATATAGAATGCTACCATGTGACCGATACCGCAAGGGATTGCTCGGTAACATTGGTGAAAAACATAGAGGTTGATGGCTACATGAAAGATGTTCTGATGGAAGAAAGGGTAGCTTAGTCGGTTCTGAATAGAGCAACCTTCAAAGAGACCCATGCCATCATATCCTATGAGCGTGATACATATTATTATAATGTACCCTGCATAAAGCGCAATCTTCTCTGACGAAGTTCGTAGCATCTTTTCTTCTCCTCCTTCCTCACCCGATGAAGTATGACGTGCATGGATTTTGGAGTGAGATAGAAACTCGGTGCTTCCTGATTGCACACATGCCAAATGGCATCCATCTTGGTGAGAGAAGGATGCTCCTTGGAATAAATCTTGTATCTTCGGAAAATCTCCTGAAACATTGCTCTTTTCTGCGGATTCATACTGCTGATGGATTTTCCGTGAAGCATATTAAGAATGACGTTGTATGCTCGGTCGGAAGAAACCCAAAAACGTTTGCTTGGAGATTGCAATAGTCTTCGCTCAATCTCCAAGAGGCCGATATTGTCTCTTACTGATATAATCTCTTTGTAAGCCCTCAATATGTCAGCGTCACGTTCCTTTGTAAAGTCACATCGTGAGCCTTTATGTTTCATATATATAAGGCAAAGATACACAAATGTATTGAAATAACCAAATTAATTGAATACAATTAAGTATAGTTAACGGATAAGATTAATAATAAGTTGAAAAGCGTTATTTTTGTGCATTGATTTATAAATTTATACATATATATATATGAACAAAAATACAAATACAGAGCAGAATGCTGGTGCTGCTAAACAACAAGATACAAAGACCAAGAGAGACTTGGCTTTGGAACGCTTGAAGACCAGACATCCCGACACCGAGTATGCAGACGATGAGTCTATCTATGGAGCCATCAATGATGATTATGATGCTGACCAGAAGGCTTTGCAGGGTTACAAGGATAACGAAAAGGCGATGGGCGATTGGCTGGGCAGTGACCCTGAGGCGGCTACCTTCCTTCAAGCGATGAAGGCTGGCAAGAGCCCTTACGCTGAGTTGATTCGCACGCATGGCGAGGAAGCTATTGACTACTATTCAGACCCTGACAATGCGGATGAGATTGCATCGGCTCAGTCGGAGTTCTTGCAGAATGCTGCCAACGGCAAGAAGTTGCAGGAGGAGTATGACAAGAATATGCCTTCCAGCTATGAGGTGTTTGACAAGTTGGAAGAGAAGTATGGAGAGGAAGCTGTGAACGATGCAATCGACCAGTGCTTTCAGACAATGCGCAATGTGGTGACTGGCAAGTTTACCGAGGAAATGATTACTGCGTTCATCAAGGCAAAGAACCATGATACCGATGTGGCTGATGCGGCACATGAGGGTGAAGTTCGTGGCAAGAACAGCAAGCACTTCAAGAACCTTGAACTGAGAAAGAAGGGCGATGGTACTGCCGACCTTGATTCTGCCAATGCAGAGACCAAGCCAACGGATAACCAGCCTGACCTTGGTGCGCTTGGTAGGGTATCACGTAGAGGTAACATCTGGGAGCGTGGGCACGAGAAAAGAACACGTATTCGATAATGTGATAAGGTAAAAAGATAATTTATATGTTTAATTAATATTCAGAATAACAATGAAGAAAAGTAAATTTAATCGGCTGCTTTCCATTTTTCTGATGGTTATGGCGGTTATTTTTGGTGTGAATGGTCAGGTCGTTATGGCTGAGGCGGCTCTGCCTGATGGCGGTACGTCCGAAAGTGGTCATGCTGCTGAGGCTGGCGGTGCTACTGCTGCCGATGAAGCTGGCAATGGTGGCGCAGCCCGTCAGAATGATGGTATCGCTACTGAGGGAAAAGGTCGTGAGCACTTTAACGAGAATGGCACGGAGTTCTATGAGAACGACATCAACGACAAGATTACTAAGATTCGTCCGATGGCTACTCCTGTTGACCAGATTTCACGCTATGCGACAACCAAGTCTGCCAGTTCATTTGTTGTAGAATACTGGAGTATCGGTACACGTCCTATCAAGACTACCGTCAAGGAAACAACTGTTGAGAGTACAGGTACATCTATGGTATTGAAGGTAGAAGACCCTGAAATGTTTACGCTGGATGATACCATCCGAGTAGTAGGTGTTAAGGCGATTACCAACTACAAGAATCAGGCTTATGCAGACCTTACCGATGAACCTACTCCTGATTTGGAACTTTGTGTGTGCGGAAAGGATAATGAGGGTTATCCTATTGTGTATGCAGTAAATGGTAAATTGGTTAAGAAACAGCCTATTGGCGTTCCAGCCTTACAGAAGGGTCAGAAGCTCATTCGTATGGCGAAGAGTTGCGGTGAGTTGGACGTACAGACAGGTCGTTTCAACAACCTTCCTGCTTCTGAGACTCAGTTCTGCCAGAACTTCATGATTCAGATTGAGGAGAGTACCTTCAATAAGATTGCTGCTAAGCGAGTAGATTGGGACTTCTCTGATATTGAGGAGGATAGTATCTACGATATGCGTCTTGCTATGGAGGGTACTTATCTCTTCGGTGATATGGCTTGTATCAAACATACCACCAAGAACAACTCTGCCCAGTGGTTTACAAAGGGTATCTGGTGGATGGCTGGAAAGGATATTGAGGTAGGTCATGTTGCTACTGCCGATGATATGAAGAAGGGTTACAACAAGAACGAGCGAGTGATTACCGATTTGGAGTTGGTTGACATTTCCAAGGATTTGTTCGTTGGTACTGGTATCGGCAACAAGCGCAAGGTGATTATCGCTGGCTCAGACTTCGTGAGCGCATTCAGTAAGATTAATTCTGATAAATTCCGCTTGAAAGACACCGTTGAGGTTTGGGACTTGAAGTTCAAGAGTTGGGAGACCGACTTTGGTGAGGTGCTGATGATTCACTCTGAGTTGTTCGACCTCTTTGATATGAGTGACTGCGGCTTCGCTCTTGACCCAGAGTTCTTGGTTAAGCGAGTACACTTGTCTTGGACACGTAACGTACTCGACTTGAAGAAGGCTGGCATCCGTAACACCGATGCAGTAGTTATTCAGGAGGTAGCTTGTCTGTACTTGAAGTACCCTAAGGCACACGCTCGTATGCGCCTTGCTGCGGTTCCTGCAACAGATAGCATGTCTGAAACTGGCGAGACAAAGGCTGCTGCCTAACAGCAAGTAGAATTGCAAATTTATTCATCAAATAGTGAGGGGTGTGGGCACTTGCCCCATCCCTTTTTTAGTAACACACATATATATAATAAGGTATAATCATGTTTAATAAATATCAAGCAGGTACTGATTTGGCATTCAGCGTTATGGTAGGTAACGAGCGGATGCGTATTATTTTCGAGGGTAAAACAATGGGTAGTAGCATCTATATGACAAGAGATCCAAAGGTACAGAAGGCTATCGAGTCACATTATTGGTTCAACGACAAGTTCTTCTTGGTGGAGAGTGTTGACGAGAAGAAGGAAGCTGCGGAAGCCAAGAAGAAAGCTGCTGCCAAGGCAAAGAAGAAGGTGGCTGACGAGAAGAAGACCCACGTAGTGACAGACGTTGAGGATGCCAAGGACTATCTGGCTGAGACCTATGGTGTGAGCCGTTCAAAGATGAAGACCAAGGAAGACATCTTGGCTATTGCAAATGAAAAGGGTGTTGAATTAGAGGGCTTAGAGTAATGGTAGAATATGCTGTATCTGATTTAGTGAAAGAGGTGAAGGTGCTCTTGGATAGAAACCAAGAGTCTGCTGGCTTGCTGGCTCCTAGCGATTCTGATACACTCTCGCAAGCAGAACTTATTGAGAGTAAAATCGTAGATGCAGCAAGAATCATTCTTTCGGATGCTCCTGAGGATATGGTGGAAGGTACTTCGTGTGCGAATGATGTAACGTGGGCGGATAGCAACGGCTATTACGTGGGTAATATGGTTTTGCCTAACAATATGCTGAGAATCCTTTCTGTGAAGGCAGAAGGCTGGAACCGTCCTGCCGAAATCATTTCAGAGAGTGATGATGCCTACAAGTATCAGAACTGCAAATATGGAGTCAGGGGAAATCCTGAGCGACCGATTGCGGCTATCGTGCATACGGCTAACGGCAAGAGTATCGAACTATATACTAGTAAAAAGCAGGATGCTACATTGGCATTCATCTACGTTCAGGTTCCATCTATCACTGACGAACAGAAAATAAGTTTGCCTTCCGTCCTGAAAGATTCTATTCTTTACATGGCTGGCTATCTGACGTGCATCAGCCTTGGAGATACAGATACTGCAAGCGGATTCCTCGGCGTAGCGAGAAAGTTGGCACATATTGTTGAACCTACGGAAACATCATAAACTATGGCGAAGAAGAAAGAAGAAACCAAACTGCTATCGTTGAGCAGGGTGCTTGACAAGGAAGAACTGGATAGCGTGAAGGCATCCAAGAACCGATTTGACAAGCCTTATGAGCGTGCCTTCTCTATCTTGCTGGAGGCTCAGCGATATTACAATAACATGGATAACTTCCGAAAGCGAAGACAGAGAAACAAGCGATATTGCTATGGAGACCAGTGGGGAGATACCATTGAGTTCAAAAGCAAGTGTGGCTTTAAAAAGCGTATCAAGGAGGAAGACTATATCCGTGAGCAGGGTAGCGAACCATTGAAGAACAACCTTATCCGTAGATTGGTGAAGAATGTACTTGGTGTATATCGCTCACAGAGCAAGGAACCTACGTGCAATGCTAGAGATAAGGATGAGAAACGATATGGAGAGACCATGAGCGTGGTGCTGCAATGTAACCGACAACTGAACCGAGAGACGGAACTGGATGCACGAACCATGGAAGAGTTTCTGATAAGCGGTGCTGCTATCTATAAGAAAAAGTATGGATGGCGAAGAGGTAGGTTGGATTGCTGGACGGACTACGTGAACCCGAACAATTTCTTCATAGATAATAATATGAGGGATTTTCGTGGTTGGGATGTAAGCTGCTTGGGCGAGGTGCATGATATTACTATCGGTAACGTTCTGAGAGAGTTTGCTAAATCTCCTGATGAAGCTCGGAAGTTGAAGGAGATATACAGACTGGCGGCTAACCGAGATTTCGTGATTGCAGACTGCACTCAGCGATTCGGAGAGTTCGACCCTAAGACTATTGACTTTATGAATCCTGCCAACCCTTCTCTCTGCCGAGTGATTGAGGTCTGGCGCAAGGAGAGTAAACCGAGATACCGATGTCATGACTACAACAATGGTGACGATTTCAAGATTGATATTGAGGATAAGGCTGATATTGTAGATGCAGAGAACAAAGACAGAATCAGGCGAGGAATGGCTGCTGGCATGCTGGAAGAGGATATTCCTCTGATTGATGCCGAGTGGTTTATGGATGATTACTGGCATTTCTACTACCTTTCTCCTTTTGGTGATATTCTGAGAGAAGGCGAGACCCCTTATGCTCATGGTGAGCATCCATACTGCTTTAAGTTCTATCCGTTTATTGATGGCGAGATTCACAGCTTCGTGGAAGATGTGATTGACCAGCAGAGATACGTGAACCGACTTATCACGATGTACGACTTCATTATGCGTGCAAGTGCAAAGGGCGTGCTTCTCTGTCCTGAGGATTGTCTTCCTGATGATATGAGTTGGGATGATTTCTGCGATGAGTGGAGTAGGTTTAACGGAGTTGTGAGATACAAGCCAAACAAGAGTGGTCAGGTTCCTCAGCAAGTGGCAAACAACTCTACGAATATCGGTATCGGTGATTTGCTCAGTTATCAGTTGAAGTTCTTTGAGGATATATCGGGAGTGAATGGTGCGCTGCAAGGCAAACCAGGAGTGTCGGGTACGAGCGGTTCGCTCTATGCTCAGCAGACACAGAATGCAACCATGTCGCTGCTTGATATATTGGAGAGTTTCAGCCAGTTTATCATTGATGGTGCATACAAGACCGTGAAGAATATGCAGCAGTACTATGATGTGGCTCGCAACTTCAATATCGTGGGTAGGGCAGGACAGATTGTGCGCTATGACCCTAAGAAGATTAGAGACGTGGAGTTTGACATCAATATAACGGAAAGTACGGCTACTCCTGTTTATAGACAGATGGCAAATGAGTTCCTTATGACCTTGTGGCAGAATCAGGCTATCACGCTGGAGCAGTTGCTGCAAGTAGGAGATTTCCCATTTGGAGAGGAGTTGCTGCAATCGGTTGCATCCAACCAGCAAGCCATTCAGAATGGTGAGACTCCACAAGGATTCTCTCCTCAGTTGCAAGCACAAGTGGATCAGGCATCACAGAGCAATCCAAAGGCTCAGGCGATGTTGCAGCAGATGATGAGCGGTCAGGGGGTGAGTCCTGACGGACAGACCCCACCGCTTGCTGCTTAATTTAGTTATTAATTTAATAAATAATAGTATGATTGCAGATAAACCAAGCGACAAGGAATGGTATGGCAACGGAAAACCCGATACCAGCCAAGTTAGCAATCCCAATAATGGTATAGCTGCGGAGACTAAAGGTAGGGAAGATAAGCCCGAACTTTACGAGAATGATGTACTCGGCAAGGTGTCGAAACGCAAGAAAAACGACATCTGGGCGAGGGGCAAAGAGAAACGAACCAAATATAAGGACGAATAAAGAAAGGAGGTGTTTTTATCGTAACTGTATTTGTCTGATACTCAGATAGCTACAGGGATATTTACGAGTTTATGGTGCTGCGTTGAAGATATTCTTATCTTTGCAGCATCATAAACTTTTAAATTTTATAGGTATGAATTTCGTAGAGTTTGTCGAAAAGTATCAGCGGGATATGACTCCTGAACAGATGTTGAGTATAGCTAAGGCTATCGGTAAGTATCTCTCGTACAGGTTGAGCGATGTAGAGGTGCATCATCTTTGTGCGATGGTGCATGGTGTTTTGAGTGAAGAACATTTTGACAAGTACTTTGCTGATGATGCTATCAGTAAGATGTGGTATGAGGACGCTGACGGAACCAAGCACATGGCTCCTTACTTTACGGACGAAGAAATAAAGGAGGTTTTCGATAAACATAAGGATGATATATCAGACTATACCATCCATGATTTGGCGGTAACTATGAATTTACTGAGGAGTGACCATCATGTTCTGCTGGAGCGATATAGTGGGGATGCAGAGGAGTTGAAGGGAATGGTAGTGTTGATGGCGATAGAATACCTTCAAGACCCAGACTGTTTGCATCCAACGAGCAAGATATGGCATAACATTAACGGATAAGATGATGAATTGAAAGGCATAACTTATCTTTGCGTATTATTAATATTTTAAAAAAGATAAGTTATGTCTCCAAACGTGCGTGAAGGATTGCAATATAGTGCAGCTATAGGAATGCTTTTGAGCGGTGTTGTACTCACATTCCTATCATTCTTTCTCAACAATTATGTAGTGTCGGATGGTGTGCTCTGGTACGTCAGCCAGACTTTGGTTTACTCAGGGGCGATATTCGGGGTAAACGTTTATTTCAAAACAAAATTAGGCAACTTTGAAAGCAGGCTCAAAGGCGAACTTGCGAGTATAATGAAACAGGTAAAGGAGGGTAAGTAATGAAGGTAACAAGAGAACAGATTTTGGCGATTATGCCGAATGCAAAAGATAAGGTGGACGCTTTTTTGCCTTACATCAATGGTTATGCTGAGGTGTTTCGTATTGATACTCCTAAGCGTATGGCTCATTTCTTGGCTCAGATTGCTCATGAGAGTGGCGAACTGAGATACACTAAGGAACTCGGCAATAAGAACTACTTTCACAAGTATGATGTAGGCGAGTTGAAAAATATGCTCGGGAACCTGAAAGATGGTGATGGGTATAAGTATCGTGGTAGAGGATTGATACAGATTACTGGCAGGGCAAACTATCAGGCATTTCAGAACAGCAAATATTGCTCTGATGATATTATGGAAAACCCTCAGTTGTTAGAGCTTCCCCTGTTGGCAACCAAGAGTGCGATGTGGTGGTGGTGGAAACACGACCTGAACAAACTGGCTGATAGTGATTGTTTCGTGGCTATTACCAAGATCATCAATGGTGGAACTAACGGCTTGGAATCAAGACGAAAGTACTTGAAGAGGGCATTGGTAGCATTCAAAGTGTAGGCTTATGAAGAAGTGGTACGATACTGATTTCTGGCAACTCCTGATATATGTTTTTGGTATTTTGCTGATAGCTTTTCTTCTGTCGGGATGCAAAACAAAGTACATTCCGATGGAAAAAATTGTATATCAGAATGTGATAAAACACGATACGCTGCATACTTACGATAGCGTTTTTGTGCGTGATTCTATATATCTCAGACAAAAGGGAGATACCTGTTACCTTGACCGATGGCATGAGAAAACTATCTTCAAGAATGTGTATAAGGTTAAGGTAGATTCCTTTCTGAAAAGAGATTCCATCCCAGTGCCCTATCCTGTAGAGAAGGAGTTATCCAAATGGGAGCAGTTTCAGTTGAAGTATGCAGTGTGGTCGTTTGGCGCACTCTGTATGCTGCTCATCATATTAGGTTATAAACTCTATAAAAAGATAAAGAATGGCAGATTTCACATTGATAATCAAGAAAAATGACATCTATGAAGAGGTGGCGAAGACCACTGCCTACATAGGTAAAAATACGAAATTAGAGGACGGCAAGTCTGCTTTTGACCAGATATTTGTGACGGAAGCTGACTTGGCAATGATAGAGCGGTTCTTCAACGAGTCGTTAGATGCACTAAGAAATGTTCTGAAACGATTTATCTCAGGTGGCTCAGGAGTAGATGGGATCATCAACTGGGAACTCGATATGCCCAGCAGATTCGATGGCAACCTACTCAGTTCCATCAACTCGTCAGCCAACTCGTTCTTGGTAAACAGTATTATCTGGAAGTGGTGCGAGATAGCCGCAAACGACAAGGTAAAGGAATATGCAGATAACGCTGCTGCATTATTGCTCGACATTAAGGATAAAGCGTTCTACAAAAAGAAACCGACACGAACAAAAATATCATAGTATGGCAAGAAAGAGTTTAACGATTACGTTGTATATGAGTGAACTCATTTACGACTTTCAGAACAAGGCGTTCCTTACAGGACGCAGTAGAAGAGCTGCCAGTATGGATGCTGAGGCGGCAAGTAATATCCAGGCGAACGATGATGACGAAGACAAGAATCAAGCATTGCGTAGCATTCAGAATGCGTACAGCCAACTGCTTGTTGAGTTGAGTGAGTCAGTTCAAACAGACACAGGTACTACTGCGTCTAACGAGTTGATAAGTGGCGATACCAATATCACCATCAACCTCTCCCTTCCGTCAAACTATCCGCTCGCCTTGAAGGATGCGCTTACCAGTTCCATCCATGACTACATTATCAACAAGGCTTTGATGGACTGGTTTATCATTACCAACCCCAACGAGTCGAAGACTTATTCAGAACTGTCGATAGCTGCTATAAAGAATCTGCATGAGACCTTTAACAGACGTGAGAGGCCCAGCAGGACAGCTCCCAACGAATAATGAAGGAGGTTATCATGAAAGAATGCAGAGTATGCAACCTTGGGTACAAGGTGATGATAGAGCTTCAGAAGAAGGAGTTGGTTTTTGACATCAAGAATACTGCTGCTGTTTACGCAGATTCCATCTCCAGTTCGGTGGAGGATTCCCATTCTATCCATAATATCTATGATGTGGGCGAGGACGGTAATCGGGATAAACTGGCAAGGATTCTTGACTCAGCAGTAGAAGACTGCAACGAAATGCTTTTCAGATATACCAAGATGGAAATGCTTGGTGGCGGCTTTGATTCTAATGAGTGGGAAGAATGTATAGGTTCGCCTACAAACGAGGAAGAAGCCTACTACTTGGCGATGAGGATGCCACAAGGTTACTCGAAGACAAGTGTGCATACCATGACGGTATATATTCATGATTACATTGTGAACCAATGCTTATATGAGTGGCTGATGATTGTTTATCCTGATGGTGCTGATAGGTTCTGGGCACTCGCTGAGGATAAGAAACAGAAGATTAAGGAAGCAAGCAATCGGTCGGCTGGTAGGGCAAGAATTGCTTTGCATCCATTTTAAGGTTTTTGATTAAGATAAAGCAAGGGTAGCTATCCATCACGGACTGCTACCCTTTAGTTTTTATAATGAAAAAGAAAATTATTATCTAAGTTTATTCTGTAATCTTTCTTGGAACTCAGCAGATAGACCGCTTATAGATTCGTTGGGGGCAAGTTTGCCAATAAGCGCAATCCTGAAATATTTGTATGGAGAGCCTACAAGGCTTCTGAGAAATATATCAACAGAAGAACTAATGTAATACCAATTAACAAGGTCGTTACTCCCGAACAGAACCATTCCGCATTTCCCTGCCTGAATGCTGCTGAAATATCCTCTTGTGATGCAATCGAACATAGTCTTATAGACCTCTTGCCCAAGCGTTAAAGGACGGCTGCAAAGAAAGAACGGAACGCTTTCCGTTGGCTCCTTCACGTACACATCAAGAATTTTTCCAGCCTTGTCTGTAGCGTATGACTCAGGATATATATTCACTCGCTTGTTGAAGACATTGTGCATGGTACCCCACATCTTACTCTTCAAAGAGTAGGCGTAAGCATAAGTGTAGTACGGGTTGAAGACGATGATACGGCTATCGTAATAGTCATAGATCATATCGGCATTTTCGAGATACTTGCGGAAACGGATATACTTCACATCTGACTCAGGAATACTACCTGTCGCAAGGAGTTTATTCGGATAGGTCTTATCCTTTGTTGAGTGTGAATAAATGGATAGAAAATCGAAAGGATAATCATCCAGTGCGTCTGTTATACACTCAGATTCTCGTCCTCTCTGCATCATAATACCTCGCTCGGTAGGGAACAGAACCGCATCATCAATCTGCAAGATGCCCTTCGGGTTGGAGCAAATATCTCTATTGGCTGGCTGTCGGGCAATATAGGTTCCTTCTTCTCCAAGCATCAATACCCATACTCCTTCATCTGTAAAAGCGTAGAGTGGAGCATCGCCAAACTGACCTTCGCTGATTGGTCGGGTGTTAGCTGCCAGTGCTGAGATAATAGATGAACCTACTTGTACGCTATTCTTTGCAGGGAAGATTAGAGGATTCTCAGCTTCGCTTACTTTTACAACAGAAGTATATGGAAGTGCATTTGTATTTGTTTTATAGTTTTCGTATTTGCTGACAATATTATTCCATTCCTCTTCTGATGATTTCTCCCATGGCAAAGCAAATTGCGGTACGTTTTCCTTTCCTTCTCCTGCTACGTAAAAAGAAAATGCTGTAGTTTCGGAAGAATGCAAGTTAACCGTAGATTTATAAAACAAAGAAGTTCCAGTCTTTTGGTAGAATGTGATTTCAGATACATTTAAGATTGGTACACATACAAAGTAATATAGTCTTGCACCTAAATTATCAACCTTGCACCAAAATTCTTTGTTTAGCGCTTTCACTCGAACTATTCCCTCTGTATTTAATTGTGCATCGTCTGGCAAGTTTGTTTTAGGAGTGATGTTACTTACCAAATCAACATTATATCCTTCTTTTACGTTCCCCACATGAAGTCTATTATTGAATGTAATCGCACATTTACCTCCTAAATCTGAACGATATAGGTTAGCCAAAGGTAATGACTCTTCTGTTCCCTCAACTCTTTTGAGTTGTAGTTCTTTGCCAAATTCATCTTTACTGATAAATAGTGAATGATAGAATGATAGGGAATCTATGGCATTGGCTGCTTCCTTTCCTGACATCATTGTGAAAAACATATCACCTTGGTCTCTATCATTTAATTCTGGTACAACGTATTTGGCTGCTGCTGATTCTAAATTAACGAAAGATTCGGCTTTGCTTAAAAAAATATCGATGCCTTGTATAAGATTTGATATTTTATCAAGGTTATCTATGTTTGCGCTAATAGTCCAAGATGCTATTGCTGGTCCAATCGACGAAAATCTCTTGTTATAAGGGTCAACAAAAACAGAAGCTAAAGTTTCATCACGAAAGTCAAGTTTAAAAATATTGGAAATGCTGTAGTATGTACCATCGTATAATCTGATAGCTGCTACTCCAAACACAAAATACTTTTGCCATTGTTTTCCTTTGTTGGACAAAGTCTTGTTAATTTCAGCGTCAAACATGTTGAAAACCTTCGAGACTTGGTTTACGTTCATTCCAGTTATCTTTCTACCAGAAGAACTGCTTTCATAAGTAACATAGTCCCAAAATTCATCACCTAGCGAGATTTCTGCTGTACCACCATGATTATCAATATCATTAAAATCGATTTTGATTTCATAGTTAAAGTTATCTCTATCAAATAGCTGATAATTATCGCCAATCCAATATAAGTATTTGATAGATATTTCTCCAACAAAATTAACTATATTGCCTACTGCTGTAACTGCATTGGCGTGGAATCCGTTTAAGTCGATGGGGTTCTTGGTTCCGTCTCCACCTTTTTCCATCCAGTACCAAGTATCATCTGCTTTACGGATGATGTAGTGAGAGTGAATCGCTTTATCGTGTGTTACCTTATGTACCAGTTCGATGGTGTCGTCTGCATCAAGCGTGATATTTTGCTCAGCTACCACAGGCTGATGAATAGGGTGTAGTGCCCCATCCTCGTTGATGAGGTTGAGGCAGGTTGCCAACTCCCCATCCTGACAATCATAGTCGGATGGAGAGTTGGCGAGTCCTTTGAGAATTACTTCTTGTCTCGTTGCCATGTGTTCGAATTTAATTTTGGTCGAATGATTTCGTAGTATGGCTCGCCTTTGCCTGACTTACGTGGAATACAGGTCAGGCGAACCATTCTGTTGAGCGGAAGATTGTACTCATCAAGGATGGCGGTGACGGAAGGAAGGTCACTTCGAAATCCCACCTTCTTATGCTCCTGATTGAATTGAAGCTGAGTGAAGGCGGTGTTTGCCTTGCAAAGTTCTTCCCAGTCCTCACGCATACAGAATCCGTATGTTCCTCTGTCTGATAACCTGAACACGAAGACGGAATGGTCTGTACGTTCCTTCTGCATGATATGATCGTAGATACCCTTGGAGAGTGTGACAGAGTTCGCTCTTCCGTCCAGTATCACAAAATTGTTGCGATGTCTGAAACCATTGACTTTATCTATTATATATTTGAATTTCATTGCACAAATATAATAAGTAAATTGATGATATATATATTATCTATTAACTTTATCTCCGATACTACTTATTTGCTAGTTCTTTCGCTTCTTCAAGTGATACAGGCTTTCCGCTAAGAGGAATACGGAAGTCGAACTTAGAACGGAAAGCGTAATAACCTACGAAATCGAAGCTCTGCTTCATTCTCTCATCTGTGGTGATGTACTTCTTGTAAGCCTTCACTTCCTTCTCAGAGCGATAGATGGTAGAGTTGACGAAGTAAGAACTGGTTCCCTTGTTTGCGATTACTGCAATAAAGAACTGCTTGCCAAGGAATTTCTCCTTGATACGTTGGATAATTGAGATTTTCTTTGTATTCATATTGTTAATCTGATTAATTATTATGACGAGTGCAGATAGGCTGCACTATACTATTCCACAAGATACGATACAATCTTCTGTGTTGATACCACGATAGTATTCACATCGCTGGCAAGCAAGACTACCAACCGTCAGGATTTCGTGAGTGTATCTGCCTTGTATGGCGAAAGGGCATGGAGTGGTGTACTCGAAGTGTCCTCCTATAAATTCGTTGACGTTATATTTTGGATATTTCATTTTTTTTCGTCTGGTATGTAAATGTTTTGTTTAATATACATTTGTCTGTGGTATTTAAATGTTCCAGCATAACTTCTGCCACATGACTTTGGCTCAGGGCAGAATCCTCTGTAAACGCATTGAGGAACGCAAGCGGATGCAAGATAAGGCTCTATTTGAACCAACTCGTCAATTACCTTATACCATACCTCTCTTGTTTCCTTGGATGCCTTGTTGCATAGTCTTAGCTTTGAGATATTGATAATCTCCTGAGCGTTGAGAGATAGCTGCAAGTTGACCAAATCATCCTGTCGTATTTCGTGGCGAGGAATCTTGGAACCAGTAATGTCTGGTCTTGATGTGGAGACGAATGGCTGGGCATGGACGTGGCGAACAAAGTGGTTGCTCACCCAGTATGGTATGCCATACATTTTAATATCAAACTCCAATTCTCTGAGCGGTGAATGCTCGCTGAGAATCATCTGTTTCTTGAACTCATCGCTTGGCTCATGTCCTAAAGACTTCTTGCCTTGCGTGAACCGAGCGGCATCTACAACACGCTGCCAGTCGGTTACTTTTGTAATTTCTATTTTCATAGGCTACTTCTTCATGTACTATTCTTCTTTAAGTTCTACATTATCACCAAGAACATCATTGATTTTCTTTTCGATAAACTCATCAGAAGTATTCTCCTTTATTAGAGCATCAATGTCTGGTACCTCTGCATCAACTTTGTCATCTTGCATTTTTGAGGTAAGCATACCAATTACTAATTTCGCCCAAGGACTATTAGCTATGTCTGTCAACGAATCCTTTTGAAGCTCATAGGCTTTCTTCAACTCTCCGTTATCACGAAAATATCTGAGCACTTCCGTTAATGCTTCAACAAAGTTCTTGTCGAGCATCGGGTTGCTCTTTGCTTCTTCCAGTTTAATCATTAGGAAGAGTAAAGATGAATGTAAATCTGTTTTGTTCATACACTATTTCTCTTTATAGAATTTATTTCCAACTACAAGTAATTCCCAGTTATAGTCATTAATACCTGTTATTATCGGCATACGAATATGAGTTCTTTCTTGAAATTACCATAACTATTTCTCCAATTCTCTAAGTGCCCTATCTAAATTATTGCGAGCCATTTGACAAAATCTGACAGAAAGTAAATCGTCAGATAGTTGCCATTTGGCTTTTTTAATATACTCAATAGCTTTTTCTTTGCTCATTGCTTATTTTTTAATAATTTTACAAGATTCTCAAAGTTATAATAAGTATATTTAATACCATTGCTCATCATTATAATAGCTGCTTCATTTAAATATTCAATAGAAGCAATTTGCTCAGTATTAATATATACAATGCCTTTTTGTTTATCAAGAATTTGTAATAACATATTCTTTACTTTTACCCTCTCCCTGCTGTCACCAAGGAGAGGAGGGTTAGAATTAGCCAGCTCTGCTAAACAGATCATCATAGCGATTGCCCAATGCCTTTTTGTAGGCTGCCATAGCAAGAGATCGCTCCTTCCTTACTCATTACTTATCCTCCCTAGTAATTGATAATCTTCTGCGTATTACGAACCTTAGCGAAAAACTCACTGACTTCTTGTGGAGTTGCTTCTCCCCGGCAGCTTTCCTTCATCCAGTTACCAATACCGTTTGATTTCTGAATCATTCCATCAGAATCCTCACCGATAATTACACCATATCCATCAGCATTGATAAAGCCATCATGGATAAACACTTTTCCATCACCGTCAACTAAGATAGTACCTGCTTTATATTCACTTAATCTCATATTTCTTTACTTTTACCCTCTCCCTGTTATCAAGGAGAGGGTGGTTAGTTACTCTGTTACAACTTTCCAATCGTCTGCTAAAACATCACACTGAGTTGGAGTGTAGAATCCGACATCACCATCTTTGCAGCGAATAGCAATGTATTCTTTATAAAGAACCTTTCCGTCTTTATCAGCAATAGACTTTGCTATATCTGTCATAGCTGGATAACTTGCCGCTGGAACATAGTAAAGGAATTTGTCTCCACTCCAGCATTCACGTCTTACTTTCTTGCCATTTTTAATGGCTTTAATCATTTCTTGTATTTTCATATTACTTATATTTATGTCCTATAGGACGGTTAGTTACATTGGTGTCTTTGCTATGATGTGTGTATCAGATGAAACATGCAGAAATATGTTATCACCATCTGTAGAAGTATTCTTAATATCATAAGAAACGCCTTCTTTTTTGTCAAATACAAGTACTTCACAATCTCCACCCGTGATGTCAATGTAAGATTTTAAATGCTCTATTAACTCACTTGCTTTCATATTACTATCTATTTATCCTTGCGGATGGTTATTTACTAAAGCTCATCAAACTCTTTCTGAAATCTCTGTTTTGTTTCATTCAGAATCTGCTTGAATTTAGTTTCAAATTCCATATCACACTGTGATAGTACCAGAATAGCATCAGCAAGTTTACCACTGCTTGATTTTGGAGACATATTTAAGAGTTCATCTACTTTAGGAATTAAACTCTTAGCTAAAATATTAGCTCTTTCTAATTTTTTTTATCCATTGCTATCTATTTATATCCTTTGCGGATGGTTAGTTAATTATTTCGTAAATTCTATCATATATTGTGCAAATACAGAGCCTACATAACATAATGTCATAAGTATTGCTGCCACTGTTGCAATTACAATACTCACCATTCTCAACTTTGGTGTTTCTGACCAAAATATTGCACTAACTATCAGAAAAATAGTTCCTAAAATCGTTAATAATACTACCATATTTCTATCTATTTATATCCTTGCGGATGGTTAATCAATTTTTTTGATACTATCAATTTCTCCATAATAAAGCACGAACTCTCTATTAGAGCGAGTACCATCTTTCTTTGCAGGATTGATTCTTACCTCAATATCGCCAGTGAAACGGTTTCTATATTTCTCAGGAACAATACTTGCTATCCAGCATACATCACATCTGCGGCAGCTTACTTTGTCGCCTACCTTGTATGGAAGACTTTCGATGTAATCATTCACGCAAGAACAAATCTCATCGTTAGCATCATTGATGATGCTTTGTTGCTTTGCAACCTTTGCTTTTAATTCTTCTTTTGTCATATCTTTAAATTTATGCCCGAAGGCGTTAATACTTTGTAATTTCAAATTGGTCGTAAAGCGGTGATTTCTTTACATGAGGTATAGAACCCAATCCGTTGTTACCTGTTACTATCACTATCTCCATATCACCTTCATTATCACAAAGGTTTTGGAGTTGTTGAATAAATTTACTTATAAGCATTCTATTATATTTTTATGCCCGAAGGCGGTTAAATACTTAATCTTCTATCTATTGCTTTTATCACTTCTTGTATGGAAGCTGCCTCATCGTTGTTTTTTGCGTATCGTCTATTAAATATTGCCAGCATATTTCTAAGGCGAATAAAATCCGTTCTCAATAACTTATCATTGCCCATACCTACACCTCCATTTCGTGATTAATACCTAGACCAAAGAGGAGGTGCTGGAGTTCGTGAACATACTTAATGTATGTAATTTGTGTGCATGACTTGTTGTAAGTAAACGGATATACATCAAACTCCTTACCGATACCTTTTTCTATGTAGATAGGAAAATATCCATATTCTTCAATATCGGGTTTTGTATATACCCAATGACTATTCAGTATTCCTCTGCTCATCACTTTTTTCTTCCATCCATTCTTTTCTAGAATCTCTGATGTAATAGGGATAGGCACAATGTGCTTAACCCAAGTTGAAGTCTCGACAAAATTCTCTTTATCCTCTTTCGTGACGGCATCCAAGGTTACTACACCTTTGTTGATAGTGCCATCTTTAAGGGTGAGTGTTCTATTAGTGTCACTCGCTGTAACAACGTATGCGACACCTTTCTTCGTTCCTATTGGCAATCCATCTGTCATTACCAAATCACCAGGAATATACTTTAACTTATTCATACGCTTTACTTAAATAATAAAAACTTTCCTTTTTCAATGCCTATGGATTTAATTTCTTGATAGCAAGGTTCTTTATCTCCATAACAATTAATAACTATATCCTCTTTTATGCAAACATCCATATCTGGATTGATTTGTAGTAATGCTGCTAATTCTTTTGCTTTCATACACCTATTCCTTTATATATTCATTTACTTCATCTAAAACCCGTGTTAGCAGGTTCTTCAGAATCTTTAATTCATCATTAGAATATGTTGCTATTGGATAACCATCAAGGGTAATATTACCACAACTACGACTTATCTTTAACGAGTGTTTATTTTCTTTCATATTTCTTTTTTGCTTCTTTACTTCTTTAAAGATTATAGGTTTGTTGTCTATGCGGAAGCTTGCGCAGCAATAATGAGTATTACCTTTATACGTACAAGCACCTGCCCAGCAAAAGAAACAACCTTTACAAGACCCTTGTTCAACAGCTTCAAGAGTAATAGTAACTTTTTCTCCAACTTTAAGCTCTTTCATTTTTCTCCTCCTTCTTTTGGCGATAAATCATCAATGTAAAGCCAACTAACAACTTTATAGTTCTTGCAGATGTTGTGCCAAATCTGAGAAGGAGTTCTGTTAAACTTATCTGCCTCTTCATTCAAGATAATGGTCTTTGCAATACCATTTCCCCAAACATAAGTTATTTGCTTATCATGCTTTGGCTCTTCACTTGCAGGATGCCAGAGGTTCTTCAGGAACTCATTGATAGCCCACTTAGCACCTTCTTTGAAACCTTCAACGGACTCACTGCTAACAAAATCTAATTTGTCATTTTGATATAAATCAAATGCAGCTTCTTCTATTTTCTTTTCGTCTATCATAAATCGTTATCGTCTATTAATGGATATTCTGTTAAAATCTTTCGCTCAAAATAGAACTGAATAAGAATAACACAAATAAATATTCCTATTATTAGAAATATGCCTACCACCTCTAGTAATATTTTAAACATTATCACCATCATTTACCTCCTTTCCATTCATCAGTTGTACCCAACAGGTGCTTGGCCTCCTCGTTGTAAGGGATGCACTTGTAGTAGATTAAACCTCCAACAGCACTATAAATAGTGGTACCATGAACCTTTTTTGTGTACGCAAACTGACATAGTTCCCAAGATTTAGTGGAATCCTTCATCAAGCACCAATCCATGGGCTTAAACTCACACTTCTTAGGCAAGTCCTCAAACAGTTTTGTATCTGGATTCCAACGCTTGCCTTCCTTAGCTAAGGCGTCAAAGAGTTGCTGCTTCTCCTCTTCGGTTGCTAGGCGAGAACCGTGAACATCTTCCATTGCGTTATTATAGTACAAGCTATTATAATCTGCATCTAGGCTGGCATAATAAAGAGTTGCTGCACTTTTTTGTACCTTCTTCTTGAATATGTATATCAGACGGCATCCATTCATGTATAATATATCCCCATCCTTGAACTCTTGCTTAGGCTTCTCAATCTCCAATGTCTCTAGGTTGAGCTTGCCACCAAATTTTTTCTCGACTCTTTTAATATGCAATTCGGTTACATAATCATCTGCTTTATGGTATTCCGATGTAGAATTATTTATTTTACTAAAATAGTCGTTCCACCCCTCATCCATTGCGAAGCAGTTAAAATCAGTATAATCATCATTAGCTCACTCTTCGAAGATACAACGCTTTAGCTTATTGTCACTTTCCAGCACATCGCCTTTCTTCCAAGCGAACTTGCTCCAGTCTCTCATTTCCTTTGATGGGAAAAGCAGGACTTCACCTGCCAGCGTGTACTGTCCTGTTGCAAAGAAATACTTTTCTTCTGTTGAAGTAAATCCGTTGTGGATAGGGAAAACTATTATACCACTACCTGATAAACGACTAAATTTACAATTTCCAAAGATAGGAGACCACAATTTCGTACCTTCTGGCTTATCCTTCAGGATAGCCGCTATGTTAAGTTCTTTTTTCATAATTAACCTTTCTTATCAACAATACGTTTATAATTATCATGCTCAGTTTCACTAACCTCTGCAAAGAAAGTAATTACAACATTTGTGGGTGATATTCCTCTTTGTTTTGCAAGGAACCGCATTTGTTCTGCTACAGGGAAGTGCTCATATTTCGTAGAGAGAACCCCATTAATTACACCGCTAGGATTGCTATCAAAGATGGTAGCTACATAGTAATAACACTTCTTCATACTAATTTCTCATCATGTGACACTTAATAACCTTGTTTTTCGCAAGAGGTTGCGAGTTGTTGATGTTCTTGATAAACTCTCGTTCCATCTGCTCAGGAAAGATGGGTTTGGTCGGCTTTGGGATGGTGATGGTAGCCTGAATCTTGCTACCATTACTCAAAGTCATTAAGCATCTTCTTGTAATCTGTTCTATCCCAAACATATTCTGTCCTCCTAATATTTATATCCGTGTAGGTACGGACGGGTTTCGTTGTACTTCATTTTCAACCTGATATGTTCCATCAGGTTGATATTGTTTCTGTGGGCAATCGCAAAGATGTCTATTAGCATTTCCTGAAGATGTTTGGCGAGATACCAGTTTGGGGAATCATTCAAGTCACAGACTCCTATCTTTTCGATTTGTCTGTATAGGTCTTCTACTATATTACGCCCAAAGATAAATTTAGCCAATGCGTATTCATCTTTTATGTCTTTATCTCCCATGAGTTCGATTTTTTCGCTATCCATGATACTACACAAGAGTGATAGAATACGAATAGCGATGTCGGCAAACTCAGACTCTACTGTGCCTTCCAATGTGTTTCGGTAGGCGGTCGGAATGTCCCTGCCCATTTCAATCTCGCTTTCATAGTCTTCGATTGAGCCATGTCTGTCCTTTCTGTCGGCTTGTAAAGCTTCGCTCATTTCTACAATGATGAACATCAGGTAGAATGTAGTATCAATACCAGTATCAGAGTAGAAGCCCTTGCTCTTTGCAGACTCATAGGCTTGTTTAGATAAGACCTCCAAGTCTTCCTTTGTAATTATTCCTAACTTTTCTTCCATATTGATTTTGATTTATAAATTTCTGATAGTATTTATTTGTTTCAATCCACATAGCTTTGCTATGACTTGATAGTGAATGCCGTATCGTTGAGCGTTCTGCACCAGTCTATCTTGCCTTCTGCGTATAATTCGTTGAGGGCTTGCTGCGGTTGATGGAATCCTCGGTTGATGATTTCTGCGGCAAGAACATGATTTGGAACGATGTGCGCTGCCTTACGCTCTTCCTGAATCTCAGCGATGATGGCTAAGATTTGTTCTTTTTCTGTCTTCATTTGGTGGGGAAGGTAAGAATGATACGTGAGTTACTTGTTGCTGGAACATTAATTGCTCCCAATTTCCGTTCATGTCTTGCTGGTACCACAAACCATCGTGCATTGTCCCGATGATTGGGTTGCCTTTGTACCATAGTACCATGGTCTTGTGGGCAAAGAGGGCTTTATGCGCTTTGCTGATGCGCTTGCCTATCTTGATATATCCGAAAATATCCATAAGCTAAAAGAGTGATAGCTGACCGCTCTTGTCGTGATAGTAATTCCCTGATGGAAATATCAGTTCCTCGAACATGGCAGTCAGGCAGTTGGTGACTATTGAGTTTCCTGCAAGTGCGTAGAGTTTGCTCTTACAGATAATGAGTTGACCAGACTTCTCCTTGCTCAGGAGTTTATCTATGTCAGCTTCATGCACTCCCATCGGGCGGAAACAATCTCTTGGAGTGTACTTCCTAATTTGGATGGAGTATTTCTTTCCGTTGGGAGCGGTGTGAATTATTTCTTTGTTCATGATGGTTACGAATGTCATGTTGGACGTATCGACGGTTGTCTTGATGGTAGGGGAGATTCCTTGCAAAACAGATTGGTTATAGAGGTCTAAGACTTGCCCCCCCATATCAGGATTGACCTTCCCTGATAGGAGTAGGGATTTCATACGTTTTCCTCCAGTTATCATATCTCTTTGACTATTAAGAATAATGGAATGCAGCCACCTCCGTGACCCATAGCAGAATTGAGAGTAGGGGAGGTACCCTTGGTGGAATAGACTCTGGTCTGCTGCTCTATCCTGCCTTTGATTTGGAGATTTGCCATCTTTATAATTTTGTCGCACATTATAATTTCTTGATGATTAAGACTGCGTTGGTTGCTCTGCCATCTTTTTATGTATATAGTTGGCAAAACCGGCCTTATAATAACCTTTACGGATGGTTCTACTTAAACCATCTACGTCTGAGTTGATGAGTAGTTTCATGCTTGTAACTTTTTGATTATCAATACCCCCCCTTAGGGAAATGGTCAACACCAAGAAGATTGGCTATGCTGATTCCTGCACCAAACGATGATGTGATGGTCGGGGAGCATCCATCAGCAGTTTTCGGTATTGCTATCTTCGGGGTAGAGTTTTTCGATTGATTCATTGATGTCTGCTTTTGTGAGATACTTTTCGAGAAGAGGCTGGGATAGGAAATATTCGGGAGATACATCATCTTCCAATATGTCCTCAACCGTTGTCTCTAACTTGATAGGCGAAGGGAAGTGATACTCAGGGTTCGGCTCGTCTTCTGTTCTTAGGATGGAGATTACGAAGATACGTTCACGATTCTGTGGAATCCCATAGTCCTTAGAATTAAGAACCTTGTAAAATGACGTGTAGCCGAAAGAGTCTAAGTCTCTGAGATATTGGAAGAAGTACTTTATCATCTTCTCTGACAGGAGTCCTTTCACGTTCTCCAACATCACATATTTCGGTTTCTTGACTGCCAGCATTCTCTTCTCCTGAAAGATGAGGGATGAACGTGTGCCGCTCCCTTCCTCGCCACCTTGCCTGAGACCTGCATTTGAGAAGTCTTGGCATGGAGAAGACCAACTGATGAAATCGAAGTCGGGAACCTCGTTCCAGTCAATTCTTGTCACGTCTCCGAAGTTAGGAATATCCCACCCATGCAAAAGTCTGTAGGCTTGAATAGCAGAAGGTTCTATCTCCGAATATCCTACTACCTTGAAGTCAAACTCAGGATGGTTCTCTTGAAGGTACTTGAAGGCGAGACTCTGGCTGCCATATCCTGCAAATGCCTCGAATACTCTGAGAGGATGCTGCTTGTTGTATTTGCTGATTGCTATCATCTTATTTATGTTTGCTGTTCCATTCTATACCCAAACGCTCCAACGTACCATTGTCACGATATATCTCCAACTGAGATTTACAGAAGCTCTTTGGATTCTTTTCAAGGATTTCTATCATGCCAAAGATGCGTTGTCGAAGGGCTTGGTTCTTTACTTCGTCCGTATTCCGCTCCTGCTCCGCCTTTGTCTTGGCGATAAGTTGGCTTATCTCAGATGGTTGCTCGTTGATAACTGCTGGCGGTGGTGTCGCTCCGATAAGTTCGTCTTCCCATCCTCGCTGGTTGAGGAAAGTTTGGAAGTTCTTGCGATATTGCTTGTCGGGTTTGGAGAGTACATAGAGAGGAATATACTCTATAGCTGCCTTGCGGTCTTTCTTGCTCATAGAGTTCCACTTCTTTTCCAACTTAGACTTGCAGCCGACCTTCTTTTCGTAGAGATTCCATGCCCGCTCAAAGGTGTATTCGTCTTTGACTTCCTTGGGAGGAGCCGTAACCTTGTAACCGTTTTCTTCAAGAAGTTGGATGGCTTGTCTGATTTCTTCTGTCATAGTTCACCATTTAGATAATTGTCGATAGCTTCCATAAATTCGTCTATAGAACGGATGATGATGTACTTTCCTCCGTGCCGCTCCGCTTCACACTGAAACACCTTCTGTTCTGGCTCTTGTCTGCCTTTCGGTGTCTTGTTTTCAATGCAGAGGAATCCATACTGAGAGGTGCGCTTCAGGAGCAGCATATCTGATACTCCTGCCTTCATACCTTCTTCTTTCAGCCATGCGGCTTGTCGTGATGTTCGCTTGCCGCCATTCGGAACGGCAAAGAAGACACCTTCAAGGTCAGGATATACCCCACGGATATACCTGACCTCTGCGGCTTGCAAGTTGTGCTCATCATAGGATGAACGCTTGCGTATCTTCTTGCCTTCCTCTTCTAACTTTGCCTTGATTTCAGCGTATGATGTCATTACCAGTCTTCGTTGAAAAGGTCGTTGAGAGAAGCTTCACCCATCAGGCGGATGGCTTCCCTTGCAAGTTCTTCCGTCTTGAAATAGATTGCTCCTGCTTGGTATTTGTCATTGGCAAGAAAACAATACTCACCAGTACAATCCTTGCAAATTGTATAATGACATGAGTAAGTAAAGTCAGGTTTCCATCCCTTGTTGAGATACTTGGCGATGTTCTGCAACTTGTTGAATGCAGCATAACGTTTAGCCTGAGCAGGAGTGGTGCAGTTGACGGCATCTTTGTAATTTACAAGACCCTGTTTTCTTTCAAAAATATTGTCTTCGTCACAAACCCAATATGCAGTCTTATCAAGGTAGAATCTTTTGAGAATATCATCATAAGTGATAGGATTGCCTTCCTTAACATCAGGAGCAGTCTCATGTTCCGTCTTCTTGCGAACCATCAACTTGCCATCCTCATCGAAGAAGAGCTGGAGGTTATCAGGGATAGGAACCTCGGTGGCTGTTCCGTCATTTTTGACGATAACAGAAGACTCTACATGGTTGCCAACCTTTTTGATTCCTTTGTGTGGCTCGTCATTTGTGTGGTCATTCTCTGCCGCCTTATCCATCAAGACACTGGCAATCATATCAGCACCCTTGCCAAGGAGTGCTCCAAAAATCATTTGAGCGAATGGAGATACCTCTGAATTGTTGTTGCGCTGACGATTATGTCTGTTGTTGCGCTTGTCGTTTCTACGTGTCATATCAACTATAATTTTGTAAAATGTTATTAAACTCGTCTTCTGTAACACCATTTGCTACCATGATGGTAAGAATGGTGTCTAATACCTTGGAATATACATCGTTAAAGGCTGGCTCATCCATCTTGGCGAATGAGATAGACTTGGCTCTCTCCAAGAACTTCTGTCCGTTGAGGTCGTAGAGCGGTTCGCTGAATCCTGATGTTATCAGAAGCTGCTCACGAAATGTATCTACCGAGCGGAGGTTGGTGCGCTGCTGCTCTGTAAGACAATCCCATGCCGCACGGATAAGAGCGAAGAACTTGCGATGAAACTTGATGTTCCTTGGTCGAACTATGTTTGCCTTGACGATGGAACCAACCTTTATCTTTTTCATTTCCTCGTAATCATCATCCGAGTATGGACGAAGACCAGTGGTTGTTCGTACAAGATGGATTTCCATACCTTATTTTTTAACGTGGAGGGAATGGGAGATTTCCTTGCTGACCTCCTGAATATTGAACACCCTGCTGAGTAGGTTGACCGCTCGCATTAACCTGTGGGGGAAATTGCTGCTGAGGTGGTGCGTAATATCCACCCTGCTGCTGAGGGTTCTGCCCAATCTGACTTTGCGGTTGAGCGTTTGGTCGTTCAACCTTCCAGCAGTCTAACTGATTGAACCAGCGTCCTTCCTTAGACTGACGTGCTTTCAGTCCGATGTGAGCGGTGATGATTTCGCCTAACTGGATATTGAACTGCTGCAACTTGTCAGAGCCATACACTTGGATAACGGCTCTTGAAGGGTATTGCTCGTTCAACTCTTCGATGGTATATTCACACGAACTCCATTGAGTTCCATTTTGGGAAGTTCCCATTTGAACTTGCCCTGATGCAATAATCTTGCCTGTAAACTTTACATTCATATTGTTACTTAATTAAGTTTGATTCTTATTGACGGCTTTGTGGTCGTTTCTTTCAAATAGTATTCATAATGGTCTGGCTCCGTGTCCTTGAAGAGCTTCGTATCGAAGGTTTTCTTGGTCGTAGCTGCCACATAAGAGTAAGAGGCGATATTAGTCTTGATGGATTTCTGCTTGTTAGCCTCCATCATTTTCATTATCTTTTCCTTCAAGTCGTCCTGCACAATCTTCATTGCGTCAATACGAGCGGTTATCAGGCGATACTCCTGCTCTAGTGCCGAAAACTGCTCAGGAACTTCTACCTTATACTGATAGTCTGCATCGTCAGTAAGATAAGCGTTGATTAACTCATCTATCTGCTCATCTGATACTCTTGGTAGCGGCTGAAACTTGCTCTGTCCGTTCTTGAACCACATACAAACAATCTCCTTCACTTTCAGGTCGGGGTTCTGTTCCTCGAACCATTTAGCATAGATGGATAACTGGAGCGATACGTTGTCGTAGTGAAGGGTGGCGGTGGTCTTGTAGTCAACAAGATAGATATTGCCTTCATCGTCCGCAAAGATACCATCTATGGCTGATGCAAAGTTTTCTCCATCCGTTACAAGATACTCGGATGCGACATAGTGCAATCCGTATGAGACTAACATATCGGAGAAGGCTTGAAGCTCTTCTGTAGGGTTAGGGTACTTCTTGATGTCTGCATCGAAGATGGAGCAGAAGGTCTCAAAGGTGTTGTGGATGAGACCTCCACGCTCTGCTGCCTTCATCAGTACAGATTCGGGAATATTTTTGTAGGTGTCAGGGAAGGCTTTTTTGATGAGCGTTCCTGTTACACCTTTCAGTTCCTTCTTGCCGAGGAAGTACTGATGAGATTCTTCAATGAATGTAACCTTCGGTTCGTTTAACGTGATTTTCTTTACTTCTTTCATTATTGTATTCCTAATTGTTTTTTCTTAGCTGAAACTGCTTGCATGAACTGAGGGTTGGCGGTAAGCGGCTTGTAAGTTTGGACTACCCATATCAGGTTGTCCTTATTAACACATCTACTCAGATACCACAAGCCTTCATTCAGGTCGTTTGGGTGATACTGGGGTGTTGCTGGCTGCTGGGTAGGTTGAGCGGCTTGTGTTTGTGGGCTTGCTTGCTGCTTCGATTCCTGATGCTGACCATCGTCGGTCGTATCGGAATCTGCATTATCGTCAATAGCCAAGAGTCCGTTGAGGGCATACTTCCTTGCATAGGATGATGACGCTCCAGTAATCTGACTGCCGTCCATACCCTTCTTGGTTTCCTCTTCTCTTGCCCATCCAGTAGATGTCTCGTACTCGCCCTTTTCATTCTTGATAGTAGCGGTAGCCTTCACGTAGATGCGGCTGCCAACCATTACAATATCATCTGTAATGATGAGGGTACATTTCTGCTTTGCTAGCAATGGCTTGACGGATTCAAGAATGTCCTCTGCCTTGCGATACTTGTAGCCACCGAACTTATTGTATTGTGTCTTCGGGGCTTTTAGTTCAGACTGGATTGTAATTAATTCCTTCATATCTAATTATGTATTAAGTTTATCAACCATGTCTCCACTCCCAATACTTACAGGAGTAATCTGTCCTTGGGTCTGCCTTTGGATCCTTGCATGAGCCATACAGCATGCAATCATGGCATCCCCTAGCTCTGAATGTTACCATAATCGTATTTTTTTAGAAATTAAAAAAGCCCGACTATTCTCACGAACCATCGGGATAAGTTATCAACTATAAAAATATGGTTTAAAAATGCAATCTATAATGTAGTTATGTACTTTCCATTGAAAATGGCGGTGGTGTCCGAGGCACTTAGTTCCATTTCACCACCGCCCCTAGTGAGCCGAGCCACGCTTTCGCCTAAGGACATCAACTAGGTTCCACTCTGCATTCATGGAGGCTTGTGACTCCCAGCACTAATTTCCGCACATATATAACAAAATTAAATATATGGGTTGCGAATTGCATCATCTATTCCAGATCGTGCTGGCTGCATTAGAACCGAATTGTAGTTGTGCGCTCCTACCTTTCTGCTACATTATCTTTAATGGTCACGGCATAAGGTCTGCATCCTCACAAGTGAACTCCAAGACGTTCCCATATCCACCTATAGTGTAGGTAATAGCCTTGCCACATCCTCGTCTAATCGTATGTTGTGGTTGCATACGCTGCTTTTGGCTGCGAGTACCTCTTTAGGAAGGTTTATCCTATCCGATACGAAGCCTTGGAATCAGGCTATTGGGACGCAAGGTGGGACTTGAACCCACGACACATGAAGGCTATGAACCTTCCTGTTCTGACCATCTGAGCTACTTGCGTCAATAACAACTATTACAAAACATTCCTGGCTGGTGGTGAGTGGAAGTAGTGAACTTCAAAAAACCTCCACTATAACAAACAATATCAACAACGCTAATTATATTTTTTATCTATTATGAACTTTATTTGAGGTTCACTCACCATATTTTATTTGCCCCATTCCTTGAATGAGCGGTAAATCTCATTTGTCATTACGCAAAAAGCGAAAATTGACAATAATAACATGACTGTTTGGAACATATTTATACTTTTAATGGGTTGCACAATAGGCTGCCGCCTCTGATTCTATCTCTGTCATACTCTTCGAGCGGTTCTGCATCATCCAGCCTTCCAACTCGCTCTTCTTGAAGTAGAGTCGGTTGACGTTCGGCTTGTAGCAAGGTAGGATGTGGTTCCTGACATTCATCCTGACTCCTTCTACGGTCATGCCGAGTATAAATGCAGCTTCCTTGATGTTGAGCATTGACTTAGCCGCTATCATCGAATACTGCTCGATGCGGTCTAACTGCTCTTTTATCTCTTGTTCTATCATATCAGTTGAATTTGATGATTTACTGACAGGCACCAGTTGTCTTTGGCGACTCTGTTCTACCAGTGCCCTTACTGCTGGGAGTACATTCCTGCTCTATTAAGGGGAGAATGCCCTTCGATTTGAGTGCATCATAAAGGAATATTCTTCCCTTGGTTGTCCACTCGGTGTTGTACTTCACATCATGTCTTCCGTCTGAACGGATGATGTCAACTGCCCTGCTATGAACGTAGCCGCCAGTAAGGAACTGTCCGTACAATATCCACTGACCTCGAACCTTATGCTGAATCTTCATCGCTTCCAGTTCCTTGTTCATCTTGATGGCACTCATACCGTAGTCCTGCGCTATCTGGGTGATGGTCATGGTTGCATTGCTTTGCAGGATTTTGTCGTAATAGCTAACCTTTGGCAGCATATCGGTAATCTTGTTGCCAAGTTCCATGTTCACCTTGCTGATAGTGAGGATGGTTGCTTGCTGCTGCTTGTTCTCCAAGGCTAGCTGCTGTTTCTCCTCCTCGCTCTTGACCAGAGATTTGAGAGCTTCGAGATAGTTCTGAGGGACAGATGGCTTTTGATGTTGCTCTTCCAGTTCCTTCCATCGTTTAATCAACTTGGCTCTCGCTTCATCATTGAACTTGGTGGCGATGTAGAGACACTCTTCCTTGTTGAGGGAGTAGCAAGGTCTTGGTTTCCCTTGCTCGTCTTGATATTCAGCCAACGCAAACTTGCGTTCGCTAACTTTTTCCCAAGCTGGCTCCATATTTCTGATGGCTCTCATTACATCAGTATGTCTTCTGCCAGTAATCTCTGCAATCTGTAGTGATGTCATTCTGTCACCATCTACAATAGTTGAAATTTCATTCATAGGAATCCTCCTTCTTGATTTATTAGTAAAACACGACCTTGTTTGTTTCAACTCCTCCGAAGTCATTCAAAGCATCTTGCCTGATGTCCTCGGACTGCTTGCTCTGACTCCGAAACGCAAGAGCGTTGAAGATTGTCTCTCTGCAACAACCATATCGCTCTGCAAGTTTTTTTCGTCCTTCAAGCGGAACTTTGATAATTTTTATCTTTTTTACTTGCATAACTTAATTTTTTGTTGTATTTTTGCTTTTAATAATTAAGCACTTATTGATTACGAGTGCAAAGGTAGTAAAGTTTTTCGGAAACGCAAAACTTTTTCGAGAAAAGTTTTTCGGATTGCAATATTTAATTATGATTTAAAAATGTAAAATGTATGGAAATGACAGTATTACAGAGAGTTAACTATGTAATAGATAACTCTGGAAAGACTAAAAACTATTTCGCAAACGAAATAGGTATGAGTAGTACTACAGTTTGGAGACAATTGAAAGGTGAGCAAGCTTTGTCCTCTAAGCTAATAGAAGGTGTGTTAACTGCTTATCCAGAAGTTTCTGCTGAATGGCTTTTACGTGGAACTGGTGATATACGATTAGAAAAAGAAACTGATATTGCGGAAACGCAAAACAATAAGGCAGATTCTGTATGGAAGGCGAAGTACGAGGAGTTAGAAAAACGCTATGACCAGCTACTATCCATCTTGGGCGGTAGCATGAGACAAGCAAATGTAGAATAATAAAAATGTGGTAGGTATGGGATTTTTTTCAAACATTTTTCATAGAAAGCAATCTGTTGCTGATTACGACAAATTGGTTTCTAAGCATAAAATTAATCAATACCAAGGGGAAAGCTATATCCATTGGAATAAACGTGCTTGTAAATGTTATTTGGATTGGGCAAGAGAAATGTTTATGGCTATACCTAGAGATAATGAACGATATCTGTTTAATTTGGAGGGTATTGTTTGTTATCTTTCTGCTGCTAGTTATGCTGCAGCAATTGGTGACCAAGCATTAGTAAAGCAAATTTTAATGGAGCTTTCAACAAAAAAGGTTTTGATTGAAGATACAGTTTATTACGATGATTTCCAGTTTGAAGTTTCAGAGTATGGATATTATTGGGAGATATACAAAGATTATGTTGAGACTTTTAAAAGCTTTGATGGGGTAAATTGTATAATGTTTTTAAAGGAGTGGGATTTGCATACAAAAAGACCAATCTATAAAAAGCCTATACATAAACCTATTGCTCCTATTAAAGAAGCTGGTGAAAGCGACTTGTATTTTGCTTTTCGTAAAATGAAATATAATAAAGACAAGATTAATTGGGAAGAACTTAAAAAATCTCCGATGCCAACACTCCCTACATTTAACCCTAACAATCCGATAGAAAAGCAAATTCGACTAAAAGAATACGAAGTTAAGTTGAATGCTTGGAAGGAAGCAAGAGCAGACTTAGAGAATGATAAAAAACTCGAAAAAATCAAGGAACAGCGAAAGATAGAACAGGAAATGCAAGAGTTTAAACGTAAAATTAGCGATAAAAATCTTTTTGGTTTCGAGAAAGAAAAATTAATTGATGAATATAGAATCAAACTTGTTGATATTAAACTTATCAACGTTTATTCTTATGGAAGAATGAAAAATTCTTTTGGAAAATACGGGTATAGTATGACGAATCCGATTTGTATTAAGCATTTTGCACAGAATGGAATAGGTAATTATTTACAGCGCATTATGTTCGATTTCAAAAAGGTTTCTCGTTACGACATAATTACATTTTACGAGGTGTCTAACATAAAAGGGTCTATTGTAAAAGAGGTTGTTGTGGAATTTAAAGATTTAAAGAATAAAATAAATTTGTTCTTTGCCGAAAATAATCTAATTACAAAATTAGATTTGCCTAGTGATATTGATGAGTATCGTGAACCTATAGATTGGGGAGATATAAAAATTAGTTTACGTCTCCCTCCTAAGGATTATGACAAAATGGCTTTAGTGAAATACGAAGAATCAATAACGAGACCTTTTACTTATAAGATTATTTGGAAAAACGGCAGAGGTAACTAACGAACAGAAGTTGTATGTGCTGCTGGACAACATTCAAGACAAGTCTGAGTATGAGCAGGAGATATGGGGTATTATTTACGACCACGTATCTCCTGAGAATCAGAAGGAAATTACAGAGTTTAACACAATAAAGGCATCGAGTATAATTCCCGATGCCTTTATTG